GAATTACAGTAGTATTGTCATCGATATAGCAAATGTTTCCATATGGTTGAGGGAAAGATTTGTAAAAAAAAGCACTAGAAACAAGAGATGAATTGGCAGGAAGCCCACCCAATTTTCTTGTTTCTGAGAATAGAGACCTTGAATATGTTTTTAAATTCGGGTCGTATTCAAGTATAACAATGTACTTATTTGAAATTGGGACTACTCCATAATAATTCCCACTAAACATAGTTTCGATTGTTGAAGAGGAAGTAAGAGTTGTTAGATTTAATTTTCCAACATACTTATAAGCAACAATATAAAGATAATCGCCAATTTCATAATAATTTGCTTCGGAAAAATTTTTATTTTTTATATTATCTGGTACAGCGAATGAAATCCATGAGGAGGATTTTTTAAAGTAAAAATACTTAGTGCTATTATATTGCAAAACACAACATAAAATAGAATTATTCTTAAGTAAAATCCCAGAAAAAACTTTTTCAGGAGTAATAGGTAAAGTTATCTCATGGAAAGATTGAGAGGCTAAAGGAGAACTAACTTGCACACTTATCTCTGAATTTGCAGTTAGAAATGTAATACCAGAGGGTGCAATAAAGTAAGTATGTTTTTCTGTAACTAAAACGGGATAACTATTAAAAGAGCTATACAAAAAGAATGAATCATCTACTGATGTTCTTGCGATAGTATCTTGGTTATAAAAATTATAACCATCTGTCGTGCTCATTAATCTAATTGGATTTGTTGTTCCTGTTTCATAGCATACACAATGTAGAGTAGGTTCTGTTTCGTTTCGACTAATAGCAAAACGACCAAAAAGATTCTTTTGATTTGATGCCCATGAATTTGTACCATATCCCCAGTTATAACCATCTGTTGATGTCCTTATTGGGTTTTCTTCCAAATTTGCAAAAGAAAAGTATTGATTTGTTGGCCAATAATATATACTACCTGAAGCATTTATGCTGTTTGTTATAAAAGGTAGAGCTGAGAATCTTTTATAATATTCAAAATGATCCTCTGTAAAAAAACTGTTATCTGTATTATTTATAACCCTTACATTTGAAAAATTTCCTAATTTGGAGAAAAGACTCATAGTATTTGATGAGATACTCTTAATCTTTATTTTTAATTGAGACGCAAGATAATACTTGTTCGTATCATCAACACTTCCAATTGAAATTGCCTCTCCCGCTTCATTTTTATCAATTGTCGATAATACATCATTATCGAGAGTGCCATTGATTGTAAGGTATACTGTGTTTAGAGTTTTGACGTCTAATTTATCAGCCGTAACACTGCCGTCTAAGAGTATTTTATCAGCTCTAATAAGGATGTTGCCTTCGCCATCCTTTTCAGAGATAACAATACCGTTGTACTTAACGACTTTTTCCCCATTAACAGTTTCCACTGTCAAAGCTATCTTATTGGCCGTCTGCTCTATTGTACTCTCAATAGAGCTAATCTTATCATCATAAACAGTCTGATTGACCTTAGTAGCTATAGCCGTGGAGTTGGCGTTAATTGCTGTAGTATTCTGTGTTACCTTGTCGCCTAATTCCACTACTTGAGAATTAGTCGTCTCAATTGTAGTCATTAGTTTAGAAATATCAGTACCTGCTAAGACTGGAGTTCCCCATGATGACGAACTAATACTTCCTCCTGCCGGTACTACTTGAGTTCTCATCCATAGATACTTCCCCCCTGAGATGGAAGGCATAGTATCACTCCATGCTCCACCTTGCTGTGCTGTATCTGAGGTAGAAGCATAGTATTGGAAAGCTGTGTATTGGCCTGTTTTTCCGTCCTTACCATTTGTACCATTAGTACCATCTTTGCCAGGGTCCCCCTTAGGTCCTTGAGGCCCTGTAGCACCGGTATCTCCCTTCTCTCCTTGCTCCCCCTGTGGACCTTGTGGTCCTGTAGCACCCGTTTCACCTTTATCGCCCTTAGCGCCGTCAGTACCAACATATGAAACAACTGGTAAAACATCAGTTCTCCCATCTGAATAACTAGTTGTAATTAAGCACCATAGATACATGCCTTTGACTGGATTAGGTGAATCTGTCCATGTACCACCACTAGGGACGGTATCTCCTTGTGAGTCGTTACGATACTTCTTAGTCTGAGAAACAATAGTAACGCTTGTACCGTCCTTGCCGTCCTTTCCATTAGTACCGTCTTTTCCCGGACTTCCTGTAGCACCTGTATCGCCTTTTGTTTTTGACCACTTGTAAGATGAGACAGTAGTAGGGTCATCAGGATTAAAGTCAGTACATACACCAATGTAGTCGCCTACAACCTCTCCATTGTTAGTAGTAAAGGTTGCTCCTCCGTCGTTAGAGTATTTGATGTGTAGATAGGATGTCTTGCCGTTTGTACCGTCAGTACCTGGTATTCCTTTGTCGCCCTTCTCTCCTTGTAAGCCTTCAAATCTTGCCCATTTATACTTACTAGGGTCGGTACTATCATCTTCAGTAAAGTCAACGTAAGTACCTATATATTCAGAGGGAGTTTCTGTCATTTGACTAGATAATGTAGGACTAGCAACTGACGAATACTTTATATGAAAATAACTAGTTTTGCCGTTAGTTCCATTAGTTCCGTCTTTACCTGGAACGCCTTGTTCCCCCTGTGGTCCTTGTAACCCTTGTAAGCCTCTTGCCCCATCTGAAACTTTGCACAATGTTATACTATCTGAACATTTACTCATATCTATATACCGACCTCGTGTTTATGTTTTTATTAGTTAACTGAACAGAAATAAGTTGCTTTTACGTCAACGTCGCTATGACTTACACTAATTGCTTTCTTGTTTGTAGCAACAATGTCATCTTTTTCAACGCCTGTTGGAGAGAATGCTTCAACTGCGTTACCGTCCTTATCTGTCTTAGTCCATGTGTAAGTAAGAGTACTACCTTTAGTATCAATCTCTGTACCGTTCTGATAAACACGACAAATAAGAATAGTAGAGCCCGTATCATTCTTAAAGAAATTACCTGCTGTAGACTCAATAACTGCTTGATATGGGTCTGACACATCGTAAAAAGATACGCCTTCAGTTGTGAAAGTCTGATTGTATGTATCAGATGCACTGTCAGTATCTTTAATCTTACATCTAAAAACAACGAACGAATCTACCATATCAGGGGTAATAGCAAGAGTTGCTGTTGTCTTCCCTGAAAGAGCTGTCCATGTTGTACCGTTAGTAGACTTTTCCCATGTATAAGTAAGGTCTGTAGAATCCTTTGCAGTACCTCTGATTAACTCTGCTACTGCAGAAAGGCTTGAAGGTTGATTGTTTTTAAATTGGCTTCCACCTGGGGCGTATGCTCTAGCGACTACAAATGATGTGCCATTTGCAACACGTGAAAAAGTAATTGATACTTCAACGGGGAAAGAAAGCTTAAGAACTGGGTCTAAGTAAGAACCTGTGAACTTATAGTCAATCTGCCATACATCACCGACAAGCTTATCTGTAGCAACTGTAAGAGCTCCTGTGTTAGCGTTCATTGTTTCGCCATTTTCTCCACTAACTACGCTAACCCAACTACCACCTGAAATACGTCTCTGCCATGCTTTGTTTGTCATGGTCTCTAAGAGCGATGTACTTGAACCAGCTTTCATAACCTTAGGTGTGAGAATAAGACTAGTCTCTCCAGCCCAACTAGGGTTTAACTTCTGATTTGCTGTATCGTAAAGCGACGTCAAAGGAAGATTGCTATCTATCCCTGTAATGAGCGATATACCATCTGTGTAATCCATCAAGGTAAAACTTGCACTTGTTTTTGCCATTCTCTATATATCTCCTTTCCCCTTATGGGATTTTATAGACCACCTAATTCAACTTCGCACTCAAATACGGTGCGACCAATACAGTCCTCTTTGGTTATTTCAACGCTCTTGTGATATAGAGCCTTAGAGCTTGTATTCCATTTTTCATCTTCAATCTCATCATCTGTTTTTCTAATCCACTTGAAGCGTGAATCTTCCATTGTGTCTGTTATATCTTCGCCGTTACGTAATACTTGTACAGAAAGAGTTGTGTCTACGTTATCGCTAACTCTAAATGCGTTTCCGTTTGAGGAAATAATGCGTAAGGTAAAAGAGTAGCCGTCAGCTCCGTTTTCTCCATCTTCTCCACTTTTAGCCTTAGAGAGTGATATATCTTTTCTGAATGTCCCTGTATTACCTTCTAGGTCTAAATATTTTACTTCAACAACAATTAAAGCGTTATCTTCTGTCATCTCAGTTGCTAAAGAGCCACGAACTACATTATTAACGACTTCATAGTTCCCGATGCCTGTAGGTGTTGTCCAAAGAGAGAATGTTCCCTTCTCTGTAGGTGAAGTTTTAGTTGGAATAGCATGGTATCTAACTTTACCTTGCGTTACTGTAAATTCACTTCTTAATTGAGATGAGAACAAATAAGGATTGACTACGCCTTGTGCCGTAGCAGGGAATGTAAAAGAGGTTGCTGACACGTCTACTACAACGGGGTCTGTGCCTGATTTAATATACTTCTGTAAGTCGATAGCTAGATCTGCCATTCTGACCATTAGAACACGGCCGTTAGTATCGAAAGCAAAGAAGTTATTTGCTCTCTCTTTCACTGTTGGAATCTGAACAAGAGGCTCTTCGTTGGCGTTATCCCATTCTTCATACGCAAGCTTAACTGAGTTCTCACTTGTCATCTGAACTTCTGCTATCTGTAATGCCATGTTCTCTAGAGTCTTCTGGACTTTCTTGACGTCTAGATATACACCATACTGAAATTCAGGAGTCTCACATATGCCAGAGAATCTAATAGCGTAAATCTTCGTTACATCTAAGAGGTACTTTTGATTGAGCCCTTGAGGATAAAGAATGTTTATCTTATCACCTTCAAGCGTGTAGTCACTCCCATACTCTAAAGCTTTTGATACGCCCTTTTCATCTGAAACAACGATACTAACCTTATCTCTATCATCATACTCAAATGTTAGAGGATAGTAGTAATTTTCAGTCGTTAGAAAATCAAAACGCGTATAAGGAAAGTAACTCATAACACAAGAATAATACATTTGAGGATTTATAGTTGTCGGTGTTGTCGTTGTAAAAGACTATTGACAAATTAACCAATTATTGGGTATTTTTTATATTATGAAATACAAAGTTGTAGTGGGTAAGAAAAGTCAAAAGAATCTTTTAAAGATGCCAAAGAAAGAGAAAGTCGTTTTGGAAACATTACTTTTTTCTCTTGGAGAAAAAGGCCCTGTTCAACCTTCTTTTAGTCACTATAGCAAGCTTTCAGAAAATGAGTATCATTGTCATTTAAGCTATCATTGGGTAGCTTGTTGGCGATGTGAAAATGGAGAATATAGAGTGGAGGTATATTATGTTGGTAGTCGTGAATCAGCCCCATATTAATGATTTCAAGATTGAGGGGACTATCTCTCCTATTACTCTCGATAGCCTTAAGAACATGTTTGGTAATTACCTTAAGGTAAAGGAAGAGGATGACGAATGGGTAGATTTTAGGGATACTGATTGGTATAAGGAAATGAGAGCTACATATCATCCTTCCTTCTACTTGAAGTATTACAGAAAGAAAAGGAAATTAACATTGAAGGCTCTTGCAGAAAAGCTTGATGTTCTTCCTCAAAACATTTCAGATATGGAGCATGAGAGAAGAGGTATCTCAAAATCTATGGCAAAGAAAATTGCTAAGGTCCTTGATTGTCCTGTAGGACTCTTAATTTAAGCAAAGAAAACCGGTCGTTTTTTGACCGGTCTTTTTGTGACGTTTTAAATCCTACCTTTAAAGGCTTCATAGAACTCATCGCAATAATGGATCATGTACTTTTTCCTTGACTCGTTCTCTTTATCTTCGTTCTTCTCTACGTTATCGTTTTTTTCTTTATCTTTATCTTTATCTTCGTTTTCGGTATTCTTTTTCTCTTCTTCTTCCTTAGTTGTTTCTAGAATTTCATCTAAAAATGATGCCATTTATTTTTCCTCCCTGTTATAAATTAAATGCCTTTTTGAACTCGTCTGAGTAATCAATCATTGTGCTATTCTTAGCTTTTGTACTTGAACCACCACCAGAGTTAAACTGCCCTCTATTCTTCTTCTGATAATCAGCTAATGCCTTAACTAAGTTCTCATCATAGATTGCCCCTGAACTCTCTAGTGCTTTTGCTATTCCTGTTTCTTGTACAAATGTTTTAAAGTATCCTAGGCTCTCTTTAATTGCAGCGTCTTTCTGTGCTTGCTGTGTATATGAATCAAAGAGCTTTGAGTATCTCTCATCAAAGTTATCTTTCCTATCTTTCATATACTTCTCGCCCTCGCCTTTAGCTGTATCAATAAGGGCTCTGAATACTCCCCACATGGATTTAGTCTGACCGTCGGTTAACCCACTACGAAAAGCAACATCTCTTAACGTCTTTTCCATTCCTTCTACAAGTGGATTGTCTCCCTTTTCTTTTGGAATGCTGTACTTATCAGGGCTTTCTGGCACTCCTAGCTTAGATAGAAATTCTTTAATCTCTTCTTTAGAACTGTCCTTAGTAGGCATTTTAAGATAGCCTGTGTAATCGGGCTCTTTAGCACTATCGCCTTTGAGAGCTACCTCTGCTAGCTCTTCTAAGCTCTTATACTTACTTAATGATGCGTATTTACTTCTACTATCTTTCTTAAACTGAGAGAAATAAGCAGGGAGTTTTTCCTCTGGCTTATTCTCGTTTTCTCCACCATTGTTAGGGGTTGTAGTATCCTCGCTCGGTGAACCATCTCCTCCAATATCAGCTCCACCATCTTCATTGTAATTGTAGAGCTTATTCATATCTAAAAAACTAAACTTCATCTTCTCTTTCCTCCTTATATTCAGATGCTAGTTTTAAAATGCTATCGATGTATCGCCCTGCCATTTGAGGTACATTTATACCTCCTGTGGCTAGTAAGCGATTTGCAAATGATGTGAGTTCGGGACTAATTAAATTAGGATTAGTCTCATAGTATCCACACTCTTGCAGTATCCAATAGAGCATTGTCTTTCCGTCTTCGCCTGAGAATGTAACTCTAAATACTTCGGCCATTGTCTTCTTGTTTGGCATTACTGTTTATTATTTCCTCCTGATGTACCTGTTAATTGACTCGCTACACTGCCTTTTTCCGGTGCCTTGGAATATGCACTATAAACAGCGGCGTTAGTTTTTGCTTCGTTCTGTGCGTTCTGTGACTGCATTTGTTCCATAGCTAACTGTTGGTCCTGTTGTACTTTCGCCTGTACTTCCTCAGGAGAGTTCAAGAAGCGTTCGTCAATCATCATATCTTGAGCCATCTGTGTTGCGTATTCAGGTATCTTAAAGATATATCTGACAGAAGGATCTATCTCGGCAAATGACAAGGTTTCAGCGATAAACTGTCTAGCAGGAACGTAAATCTGTGCCTTTCTCTGTGCTAATGCTAGAGGAGATACATAGTCAATTCTTATCTCTTCGCCTTTTAAACTATCAGGTGGCATAGGAAATCTTCCGTGTTTAATTTCCATATCCCATAGCGTCTCTAGAATCGGCTCTAGGAACTCGTTGTTTAAGCGTGAAGTAAACGATGCCATTATCTGAGACTTCTCGTCAGCTAAGAGAGTAGCTTCAGTTGCTGTCTTATTCTTCTCTAGAGTCTGTTGAAGCATTAAGAAGAAGTCTACATAGTAAGCTTCTTTCATGTACTGCTCTACCCTCTGTATTTCGACTAGAACTTCTTCACTGTTTCCTGGAGGTGGAGTATATGCAAAGTCCCTACTGCCACTAACTCTTGTTACTCCGTTCGGCGTTAGATTTAAAGCTAGCCCTTCTGTCGCTTTGATAGGTGGCATTAATCTTAATTGCATACCCTGTTGTTTTGCTTTCTCTTTGATATTTAAATCGATGATATTAGCTAAACACATTTCGCCAGGGCTATTACATCCCCACGGAGAGCCTGTCAAAGAACGCTCAAATCTCCAACATATAAAAGGTTTGTGAGTTGTTCTACGTGAGCTTACAGCCTTCTCTTTATCATCCTCTGACCAAATGATTTCAATCCATTCGCCCTCTCCTGGAACGTTATCGATATCATAACGCTTAGAAGAAAGCATGGCTTTTGTGAAAACATAGTCTTCACTGTAGCCTTTAGCGTCTTTAATCTTCTGAGGACAATCATCTCCAAACATATCCTCGGCTTGGTCCTTGTTAAGAGTAAACTCATACATACAAAGATTAACGTGATGAAACTTGTCCTGTGCTATAACACACCTATCAGGCGATACATTCTCAACTACGAATGAATCATTCTCCTCGTTCCAATCAAGAAGCATGATACCTGTAGAAAGGTTAAGAACAACTTCTGTAAAGGCTAGTGATTCGTCATAGAAATCTGCCTTTGCTAAATCATCAAGCATTATCTGTCTGCATTCTTGAAACCATTCTCTAGCGTCTTTATCAACATCCTTGCCTTTAACATTCTTGTCTTCAATCTCGATGTTAAGCCATGAGATAGTCCTTCCGTATGCCCATCCCTGTAGCGCGTTAGCTGCTAGATTTGTGTAGCGTCTAGCAGTAGTAGAGTAATGTATAAGCTTCTCTCTTTCGCTTGCTTCTAAGAGCTCTGGAAGAACATAACGCTTGAGCTTATCCCACGTATTTTTCTTCTCGCTATCTCTTTTGTTCTCTAAGCTACTCTTAAGATCTATTAGCTTCTTAAGTTGTTCTTTTTTTATTGAGTCTTTCATAAAAACTCCCTTGTTTTTTTCTAAATTGTCTTCTCTGCGTCGTAATCAGCTGTTTCGTTAGAGCCTTTAAGATATCTAGATTGAGATAATGTCTTATAGCCACGCTTTGTGTCATATACAAAGTCTTTTAATGCTCCGTCTTCTTGAAAGAAGAACCACGTTGCCATAGCGTAAGCACAAACGATATCATCATGCACTGTTGGTGAATCATTCCCGTATGTGACCTTCTTCGTGCGTGTGAGCATTTCTACAAAGTGAGAGAACTGTTTTTTGATATCATCCTCGAACGCTATTCCTTCTGCTGTTCTTACTCGTCTTTGTTCTAACCCTAGCTTTAGAGTGTCAATTAACTCTGCTTTTGGAACATTAATAGTTCGTCTTGGATTGAAGTCTGCAAAGGCTCTACTAGAAGTTCTAATCTTACTACTCTCTCCACCTGTAAAAATTATTCTCTTCGGTTGTAGTCCTGCTTCTTCAAAAACATCACAAACTGCTTCTCCTACTCCTGTGGAATCAACAAGTAAATCGTTGTTGTGGTGTAGCTCTGAATTGCTATCTAGTCGACACATAACGCGTCCTAGTTCTGTATATGGCATTTGCTCCCACTGCTTAAGGTCTCTTGCTATGATATAAGAGATGCACCTACCGTCAGAGAGAAACTCGTTGCACTTCTGAAAAATTGCAACCGTTGTTCTGTCATATGCCTTAGCAATATCAGTGCTTATAATCCACTCGTTCATTCTTGCTTGTTGTTCCTTAGTAGATAACTTCAAAGAGAAGAGTATTGTCAGCAATAGTATCAGGGCTTGAAGATGATGCACTGTCCATAACTTGGAAATTGTAAGAGATATACTTACAAAGCTTAGATACAGTGCCATTCTGTGGGTCAGTAATTATGACTGTTACTAAGTCTCCAGAAAGGATTGTTTTATTAAGTAATCCACCTTTTACTGATACTGCTACGTGCTCGTCGTTTACAACATATCTATTAACTTCACGTGAGATATCTGGTGTCCCCGATGCACTCTGTCCTTTGTATACTTTAACTTCTATTGCCATATTCCTTTCTCCTTTGTATTGTTTTGTATTTGTTTAATTTAAAGTGCCTCCACGGCCTTTATTGAGTAGTTCGGCCGTAATATATGAACCTATTAATCTATTGCCACTAACAGCAGGATCATCATAGAGCGTGAGGTATTTGTTTGCTTGGCAGTTTAGTTGTGATGAATAAAACTTACCTGTGTTAGGTTTTGCCATAGGATTTGCAGTCTCTGCTGTCCATACTCTATACCATCCAGGCCCCAAAGAGTTTATAGTCAAGTCTTTGGATACTCCTGAGATATTTACATAATTCTCATTTATAAGCCATTGAAGAACGTTGTTCGACGCGTCAACCTTTGCAAATCTGTAGGCAATCCCTCCAAATGCCCCAACTTGGATATGAATCTCCGCTAAAAGTTCCCCTGCCTTTCTTTGGGAATACCACCTGTAATCTAAGTTCCAGTCTCTCCATCCTTCTTTACGGTAGCTATTCCAGATATGAGCCTTGTTGATATCATTAATGCCTTTTGCAGTTATATAATCACCTACGTTGAATGCCATTACTGTGCCACTGCCCCATAGACTTTATTAGTAGTTCCAGATGAATTAACGTTGCCATTGAGATTTGTTGCGACAACGGTAGTTGCGTTTAGAGTTCCAACGTTAATAGAGCCACCTGTTGCTTCAAGCTCTACAACATAAATTTTCTTGACTCTAAGCTCTTTGAATTTCTTTTCGCTTGTACCTAGTGATACTGTCTCGTTTGCTTTGGGAACAATATTAAATTCTAAAGCTTCATGTAGCGCCTTAAGAAAGGCTTCAACGTCTCGTCCGTCAGCTAGATAGACAGCCTCTCCTGTGGTTTTTGGAAAAACGATAAACCCTGTACTGTTCTTAAGTTCAACTATATCTTTGTTTTGTATTTCTGCCATAGCTTGATAGTATCACTATTTAAAAACATAAGTTGGTAGTGCTGTCGTTGTAGTTTGAAGGCTCAAAAATATTGACTTATGAATGGGATAAGGTAATAATACGAATAGAAGTAGCACTGTCTATAAAGCTTAAAGCGTGTTAACTTCAAGAATTTATGTTTGAAGCCGCCAAAAGTAAAGAGGTAAAATAACAATTGGCGACTAGTTTTTTTATTTTTTATTGTTCTTTGCTACTAGAATAGCTGTAAGAACAAGTCCAATCAGACTAATTATTAAATTCAACATTTCATAATCTGTCATGTTGGTGCCTCCTCTTCTTTTAAGATTTGGAGGTTTTTTTATCCCTCCATGTCTAGGTGACATGAAGTTAACTAACCGCCCCTACCCTTTTACAGACAGTGCTAGGGGTATTATACAGCAAAAGAAATAGGATGGCTATCTGATTTGCCACCTGTATTTAGAGCCCTTCTCTCAATCGTTAATAAGTCTTCTTTTCCATGAACGAACATATCTTGAATCTCATCGTAGCTAAAGACTTGTCCTTGTTTTTCTATAAAGAGGGTCTCGTACTCTTGTCTATATTGCATGATGCCCATCTCTGTTAACTGTTCGCTCTGGAATGATAAATCTTTGTGACGCGGTGAAAAGTAATTCTTGATACCTCTATTCTCTCCTAGACTCTCAAACTCATCTGATGACATATACTCTTCTAAGTGTGCTTCTGTTCCTGTTCCAACGACGGTATAAGGGCTTCTGATATTCCATCTGCTCCATACTCCTGTCGTGTCGTTCATCGCTTCGTAGAAGAATCCTTCTTTACCAAATGGTGTTGATATTAGATACAGCTCTCCATTGGGGTTATCTGTGAGCATAGGACGTGCACCGGATGTATAAGCGTCCTCTTCTATTCTTGACGCTTCGTCTAAGATTATAACGCGTGGACAAGAGTAACCTCTGAACGTATCAGACTTAGCTGTTCTAACAATGATTCTACTACCGTTAGAGAGTTCAACTTCTTCTGTGGAGCATTTCTTTAATTCGGGGTAGTCAGGGTCTCTTGATATGAATGCGATAACCTTATTCATAGTTTCGTTTGCTTGGTTTTCTGTGGGTGCACCGATGATTGATATAGATCCTGGGTAGAATCGTGCTGTATGTGCGGGGACAGCAGATACAACTGTACTCTTTCCACTCTGTCTAGCACCGTTTATGACTTTTCTCTTTGCAGGGTTTCTAAGAACGTCTATTTGCCAATCGAAACAAGAGAAGCCTAAACTCTTTAAGTAGTATGATCTGTCTAGAGCTTGTAATAGAGCTTTAGCCATTAACTTATTTTCTTCCGATAGATTTTGTTTTTTCTTAGCTATCATCGTCTCCTTCTTCATCTCCTACTACTTTATTGAGATTATCAATCAAGAGCGACTTACTCTCTATATCTAGTGCGTTAGCTTTATCAAAGAGAGATGCAAAGAGCTTATTGTCTATTGTAGCTTCGTGTCTTACTTCCATCTCTGTAACAACGGGAGCGTATTCAGGATGATGTGAGAGTTTGAGCTTTGCTATCTGTGGGACTATCAACCCTCTATTTGCTTTTTGCTCGTATAGTGCAAAGGCTATCTTATTGAGTCGATTACAAGTATCTCTAAAACGTGGACGATTAGCATAAGTATAGAAGTCTATACCTAACTTAAACTCAAGCCATGCTATTGTTGGAACAGGACCATCATCAAAAGAGCATTCGTTAAGTACCTTCATTGCGTCTTTCTCTAAGAGTTCTGGAGTTTCGTATTTAAGATGTCTTCCCATCTTTGCCATATATAATATCTCCTTTACTCCTTATCTAGAAAATCCATAAACGTTAATTGCCCTTGATCTGTGTCTTTATCTTCAACGATTTCGTACATGTAGTATCTAGATTTTTCTCTCTTATTTGGATTCATCTTAGCTTCTTCTATGTGGTAAGGGCTCTTTGGATGAATATCAAATGTGATTGAGTCTGTTGAATAGGGAAAAGCTTGACCTGTATAGATCAAGCCTTTTATTAGCTCTGTGTGACAATGATAATTCGTTGCACATTCTTGTAATCCGTAAATATGCATAGGTTTGCCATTCCTGTATTCGATAATCTGGATATCTTGTCCCTTTGCCATAACATATTCTCCCTTTCTTAGTGTTTTTTTTTCTGACTAATTTTCTATTGCTGTAGTACTCTTCTTCGCTTTATAAGATGGAAGCGTTACATTCTTTGTTACTGCTTGTAGATAGTAAGCACTACTTGTAACAACTCCGCCTTGTAGCATGTATCCCTCGTTTAAAGCTTCTTCTACTGCCTTCTCAAAATCCTCAAGATCAATTGCTCTTATAACTTTGTAAATTGTTCTTGGCATATTATTTTTTTAACTCTCCTATTTGCTGTATGATGGGTAATCCGTATGTTAGTAGCACATATATAAAAAGTGCTGCCATTGCCATTTCTATTAGTGCAAGAATGATTTGTAAGATTAACTTAAGTAACTTCTTCATATCTGCTCTATGTGATAGCCTCCGATTCTTATTACCTGTATATGCTTGCGTCTCTGTCGACTAAGCTGTTCTGCAATGGACTTTTTCTTGACTCCTGTAAACCGTGACACTTCGTCACAGCTTCTTGTAAAGAGTAAAGGAAGTTCGTATTCATCAGGAGTTGATACACATATGAGCTTGCCCATTTGTCCGTGTTTGACGCCTTTCATGTTAAGCATTCTCTCCCTCCTTACCGACTGCTTCATATAATAGTTCAAGCCCTTCTTCTTGTATTTTCTTAAAGGCTTCTCCAAGTCCACAAGATTCAATAATTAAGTCGATATTCACTTTTACAGACAGCATGTTAGACAAGAAATCTTTTGAAAGCTCGGACGTTACTTCTTTTTTTGCTTTAAGAGCCGTGAGTGCTAAATCTGTAGAACTATCAATTAAACTATCGATTAAATATCCAGCACCTAATTCATCACCAATCTTTTTTAATTTTTCATTCATTCTTCCACCTTCTTCCCTACCGGCGTTCCATCTAAAAAAGTGAAGTTTTTGAAAAGATTTTTAGCTGAACAGCAATAGGTGTTCCACTTGCCACTTTCATTAGAAGAAAATTCTCTAATTACAAACTCGACATGGCGTTCCTTGTGTCTTACCCACTTATCTCTTAGAAAGTCCCTGTCTTCTTCCTTTGATAAATCAAAAGGGACATACTTAACTTCGGGTTCTTTCTTGATGATGATACAAACATAGTTAAATTTATCTTCAGCTTCTCTTCGTTGAACACAAAAAGGGAACTGCTCGCCTTTTTTATTTAGTCTTATCAGAGTGCCAGTCTTTACATTTTGATTTGCATACTGTACCGCAAGTATGGGTTTGTCGTCATAGTAAACTTGCTTTCCAACTGCCCCTTTTAGCCTCTCGTCTTGTGGGTCAATTATTACATCTTTGTATGTGTATTCAGCCATTTGATTGCTCCTTCTTGCTTTCAGCTAGTTTCTTTTTTTCTTGATGATGACGAAAGGATAGCCGTAATTGACCCCTTCAAATGGGCAAGCTATCTCTTTGTTGATTGCCGTTAGGATGTCTGGGATACCTTTTTCGTTTGCCTGCCTCAAAATATCAAGGGCACTTGAATCTAAATAGACTTTCTTTCCAATAGCTCCCTCTAATCTTTTGTCGTTAGGGTTAATAATAATATCTTCATATGTGTATTTCATTCTCAATTCTCCTCAATCTTTTCTTCTAAATCTCGGCATCTGCCTTTTAATGCCATGATTTCTTTTTCATTTAGCTCGTTGTAGCTTTCACAAACCTTCACTCTGTCTTCTAGCTCTTCAATTAGCTTTCCCATTACGAAAAAGCCAAGACACATAACAATGTCAGTTAGAGTTAAGACTGCAATAAATATGTTACTCATCTATTTCTCCCTCCTCTCTATCTCGATTGACTTCATTCTTTCTCTGATTGAATCCAATTCTCGGCTTGTTCTTTCTCCGACTGAGAATGTTATGTTTTCAAGTTGCTTTAGCATTAAGACCAATAAGACATTGCTTACTGCTAGTGCTACGATTAGTGCTGATATGATTAATAGTGTTATATCCATCTTCTTATTCCTCCTGTTCTATTTCCTCTGCTAAGCACTGAGATATGAATCCACTAAGACAGTCATCATATCTTTTGCTATAGAATGGGCATGCTTCACAAGTTGCGAATTTCTTAGTGCCAGTCATGACAGCATTAAGACAGAAAGCTGATGCGACAGACTTAACTTTTGCTGCGGCTTTGAGTAGATCCTGATAAGTCCTGACGTTCTTGAAATCTTCTGTATTTACTATAGGCATTTCTTTAATCCTCCATTTTCTTTTATTTTTAGAAGTTCATATAGAAGGCACATCTTGTAACACAAATGAGCACGATAAACGCAACATCGATGATTGCTAGCCACTTGAAGATACGATAAAGAGTGAGATAGATATCTTCCTCAGTCTTGTCGTAATATGAGTCGAAAACCACGGCTAAAATAATCCAAAGTATAACCATTTTTATATTTCTCCTTTCTTTTCTATTTCTAATCTTTGTTCTAAGCACGATTAAACGCGCTCTAACGCATTCTTTTTCGCTTTTAGTATAATTTCACTGCCTTTCCTGTTGATGCCGTTTCTAGAGAGTTTTTCGTGCTCTTTGCCTTTAGTCTCTTTAAACGACTACGAATACTTATGATGTCTTTTCTCATTAGCTCTGAGGTTGTTCTAAGCTCTTCGTAATAGCTAAGTGAGTCTGTGAGTTTTAAGAGCTTCTCAGTCATGACTAAATACGGGTCGTAATTAACTTTCATTTGCTTTCCTCTTTCCTCCTTGTAGCCAAAACTCTCTTTCTCTGAGTGCCTTATCTAGCTCTCTCTTCTTCCTGAACCGTTCTCTTTGACTAAACTGCAAAGATTGTGATTCGTACTTGAGTCTCATAATCTTCCAATTCAGGTCTAAGACTAAGCCCTTTACTGGAGTTGATAATCTATCCATCTCGTTCATAAGAGTTTCTCTCCTTCTTTATTGAGCCTTCTAAGCTTCAAAGTTGCTCCTCCACGCTTAGCTATCTCTGCTTTCGTAAAGTAGCTCGATACCACTTTATACGCTTCCTTCTTTGCTTCTTCTCTACTGTCTTTGTAGAGCACTAACTTAAACTTCTTGCCGTCTTTAAATGACACTATTCCAAAATACATAAGCTAAAATCCTTGATTGTTTGTGATGTAGTAAAAATCGCAAAGGCAATCGCTTTTGCTATCGCAATTGCAATCGCAAACGTATCGCTATATAACAATAACAATAACAATAACAATAACAGTAACAGCTTTCTTCGCAAGAAAGCATTTTTACAAACAAGAAAGGAAGAATAAGAAAGATATTTCTTCACGTAATAAAGAGAAATAGAGATTATGTTATTAGTCTTCATTTGTGTTTTCTCCTCCTTTGTTCCATCTTATTTCGTTACCTCTTTTTCCTATTTCTGATCTCATCTTTCTTATTTCTTTCCAATTTAAGAGATTTAATCTTTGGTCTTCATTGTAGAAGAATTCAGTTCCATCTGCTTTAGTTGTGCCTGTAAAAAAACCTTCTCTTAAGCAATAAGCAATTGTTCTTCTTAGCTCTGTTTCTTCTGTTCCTGATTCTTGAGCAATAAAGGGAATCATCTCATCTGGAATCATGAAGTCATATTCTTCAAATTCAATGTGCTTCGTTAGAATTAAGAGATAGTCCATAACCGCAGTTTTTCCCAATTTAGCTATCATCATCTTGATTTTTAGATTTGAGAAAAAAGAGATTGGAATTGTTATGTAAGGCTCTTTTCTTTTAGCCATCTTACCTACACCTTTACCTTGTATCTAAAGCTCTCTAGTAGCCCTGTATGTTTGTGGGGTTCTTTTTGTTTGCAAATGAAATAAGGAGAAAACATAAGAACTACTAGAAAGCATAATTACCTCTTAAAAATTGAACTCATCATCTGAGAGCGTATTGTCTATCTCTTCGTCTAATGATGATTCTTGAGCCTGTGCTTGATTTTCTTTCTCTTTTGGTAAATCTACACTCTTTTCTTCTTTTGGCTCGTTTATGACTGTTTCTTCGTTGTCTGACGGTGGAGCGATAAATTCACCCATAGGATTGTCGGCATAGCTTTCGTTTCCGTCCGCGTCCACAACAAGCTGGTCTTTCTGTAATGCCTGTGCTAGATCTGTATCAACACTCATAGGACCATAGTGATTGATAAGAGACTTAAGGACTGTCTTTTTAGACATAGCGTCGAAATTGTCTCTCCAAGGTCCATTCTGATAGCTCTTAGAGTATCTCATGGCATGAGCTTCAACTTGTGCTTTGCTCCAATACTCAACTTTCTTAAAGCCTGTAACAGTCTCAATATAAGCAAAATATCCAACGATCTTATCTCTTTCGCCGTGGTCTCTTTGACCATTGAACATAGGAACGATATTTACGTCGCCTGTGAGTAAGTCATAGCCCTTGTATTCGTCTTCGTAGACTTCTCCAGCGTTGATATTCTTGTACTGACCTGTACGCTGTGCTAACTGAACAATTCCTCTGACCATGATCTGAAACTGAGCCTTCATAACGCCTTTATCTTTGTATGGAACTATTGCAGCTTGTCCAAGGGTTGGTACTACAGAGAGATTGAGAGTTGCAGCAATCATAGCAGCTGCAAAAACAGATGTTGGGTCTGACTTTTGTAGTGCATAGTTACTGTTAACTGCTCCGACAACTGATGCTATAAATGCAGGAGCTTTATCGCCTAAGACATCCTTAAATTTGCCCTGAATAAGAGGGCTACTTGATAAGCTCTTAATTGTAGCAACTTTGGTATTGCTTGTAGTTGCTAATCTGTTACTGTTAGATGTGCTATTATAACTGTAATTTGTTTGATACATTTTATGATTATCTCCTTATCTTGTATTTATTTATTTTAGAATTTCACAATGAAATCCGTTGTCTTTCATGTACTGAATTAATCCCTTAAAGGCTGATGCATCCTTATGCCAGCATTTGAAAGATTTATAAGTAAATCCTTCTTCTTTTTTTGGCTCTTCTACCTGAGACTCTGGTGTTGTCTGTGTTTCTAAAGATTTAGCTTTAAATTTCTTCTCAAGCTCTTTAAAACGCTGCACTTCTGCAAGTGCTAATGTGAGATTTCCCATGCGATAGTAAGCCTGTAAGAGCTTGTCTCTATCTTCACTTGCGTCAATCGTCTCAAGCTCTGTCATGATCTCTCTAAGAGCTGTGCGATAAGCTTCACATACTTTAGTTGAGGACATTGTCTTATTGAGATAACTCTCGCTCCATACTCTCGACCAAAGAGCTGCATTATCTTTGACTAGATCTCCTAAGCCTACTCTCATAGCGTCTGCGTCTTTCTGGATATTCAAGGTCAATCCGTTTCGCTTGTAATTGTCGATATCTCTTTCAACGTCAGACACATCACTAGCAAGAGTTGTAATTGCTCTTGTTAGAGCTTCTTTCTTGCACTTGTATGTAGCTTCAAACTCTTCATATGGCTTGAGCCACTCTTTCTTTATTCTTTTTCTTTCGTCTTCAAGAGCTTTGTCTAACTTTCTTAGTTTAGCTAGAGTATCTTTAGCTTCAGGAAGATTGCTTGCACTTACTGCATGAAGAGGTAAGTTTCCTTGTTCGTCGATTGGCATTATCTGTCTTAATGCTTCGTCAATATAACTAGGTAACTTCTCTAAATCTGTGTAAGAAATAGTTCCTACTTCGGTACTTAATCTCATTTCTAAATCTACCATTTTATTTAATCTCCTTTGTTGATAATTTAAATGTTGGCCTTTTTCCTTCTTTCAATGACTGATAGAACTTTTCTTCAGCTTCATTCAAAAGTTCTAAATCCTCTCCTACGTCTTTTCTTAAGACAATGAATGACCTGTGCTCTATCTGTGGAAATCCTTTGTCTTCGTCTTTAAAGGCGTCTCTCTTGAGTCTTGCCGTAAGGATAACGAAATCCCACCCCGTGACTGCCAACTGATGTAGAATCTGACAGTAGTAGTGAATTGGAATATCGTCCCATTTATGCAAGTCTGATAGCCCTCTAAATGAACCTGTCTTACACTCTAGGATGCCTTTTGCTTCCACTTCTAAGCCCCATGGATTGACTGGTACCGTGACTGTGAGTTCTCCGTCCAACGTGCACCCTTGCCATGGTCTAGCTGTGCTCGTAAGTATGTCATACTCGTGATACTCACAGCTAAAAAATGGGTTATCTAAGAGGAAAGATTCTCTTATGTACTCTTCCATCTTTTTGCCGTACTGAATGTATGGCTTGTAAGATAGAGCCTCTGAGATGCCATTTGTCTTCTCGTCCCATAACTGAGCGTCTGTCCTCCAAGGTGACATCCCTAGAATAGATGCTGCGTCAGATGCCTGTATGAGGCTCTGGCGTTGCTTGAGCCACGTGTCATGGTCATTAATCTTAATTCTATTAAAGAACTCCATGACTTCTCCTCCACTCCCTCTCTTCCTCGGTGAATATGACATACTCACCGTTGATAATTCCCCAGGTACTGCCATTAACGACAGCACTGTTTGACTTCCTTTTCAAAAGTCGTACAATAGTTCTTGTAAAAAGCTTCATACACATGTTGCTTTTTCCTCCTTGCTCTCTGATTCGTCTTCACCTAAAAAAACAAAAACAGAGAGCATTTTTATTTTCTAAGAGCACTTCTAAGAGCACTCTTTCTCTGCGTTGGAGATAAACTTCTCCAACTTAAATACACTTCAATATCCCATCTCGTTGGACCGTCTGGGTATTGAGACTGACCGTAATTAGGAAGAAGATATCTACAATTGCCCCTAAGAGAGCTAACTGATACCCCTTCCATCTCTGCTATATCTTTTACAGAGACAGTCTTCTTAAGACCCATAGTGCTCGTAAGATGGAGCACCAACTTTGAGAGGTTGTTTACTTCCTCTCTGAGAGAGTCAAGCTCTTCTATTTTGAGCTGCATTTTCGCTCTCCTTTTTTATGAACTCTCTAAGAAGAGAGTCATGAATTTCTGTAACACTGCCTTTCTTGAGAGCAAGCTCTTTGAAGGCCTTCTTTTCTGCATCAGTGAGGCAAGATCTATAAAGAGCGTTGTATCTTTTCTTCATGCTTCATCTCCTGTTGTGTTCGATTTGAACACACTAAGAATAATGCGTTCTTTTTGATTCTTTGTCAACAAAAAATGTTCACATTTGTGATTATTTTAGATATTTTTCAGAGAATAGGAGGGATATATGCCTAACTTTGCTTTCGAATACTGGGATAGAATTGATGAACTTTTAAGGAAAAAGCGTTTAAGTTATAAAGAATTAGCAGCGGCAATAGATGTTAGTTATGATGTAGTAAGACAATGGAAATCAAAAAATAGATATCCAAAAGGTGATTTGCCTATAAAAATAGCAAATTGGCTAAAAGTTTCTAATGATTATTTAATTACAGGAATAGAAGGTTCGCAAGAAGAAAAGAAAATCGAAAAAGAAAATCCTGATTACACCTATATAACAAAGATGCTAAAGGACGATCCAACGCTAGCTAGTAGCATTGCTAATCTTATTAAGAATATTAAGGGAGAGAAGTAAATGTGGGTAATTTGTGGAGAAATTGTAGCCATCTGTCTTACGATTTTATCATACATTATAGGTAATTCTACATTTGATATTTCGGATGACAGTACTGTGTGGTTCGTTCTATTTTTAATTTACTCTTTTATTATGTGTTACGTGATGCATGTGTTATTTTATGGACCTAGAGATATGGAAGAAGATGAAGAATCAGAAGAAGAAAGAAGAAAGAGAGCAAGAGGACTTATGGAATATGATTCCTTTAGCGATGAGGTAAAAGAAAGACTCAATCGTATCGATGCGTCTAATAGATTTAATCCAAACGATTATAGTGAAAATTCTAATAGGAAAAAGGAGACTTATACTATGTCTGATTCGTTGGGAAACTCTAATCCCTTGTATAAACTATTTAAGTTTATATTCTTAATCGCTCCATTTGGATATGGTTTATTTATGTTATTTTCTGACCCTGATTGGGTCTACTATAGCGATAAAGAGTGGATTTATACACTTTTTAAAGTCTTAGTAATTGTAGATGCAATAATTCTTGTAGCATTAAGATTGCATTTTAAACAATTCCTCACCTTCTCTTTATCAATTGCAACGGTAGCTATGTGTGCAATGTCTTTAATAGTCATTTTAAGCTTTTCTGACAGTTTTGATTTTTCTTCTAGCTTTTGGAAATTTTTAGATGGCATTTTTTCTTTAATTAAACTTGTTTTATATATACAAATAAGAAAAGTAGAATCAGAATTAGAAAAGTAATTTTTCTTTAAGGTTGCCTAAATGTATACATTTTTGTTGACTTTTTAGGGTGTTCTAATGATAATTCAAATAGAAGTGGCACTGCCGTGAAAAGCTCTAGGCGTGTTAACTTCAAGATGTTTAAATTTTAAAGTTGTCAACTGCCACAAAGCTTGATACTTCGCTAGTGGTGGTTGTTTTTTATGCTTATTCCAACTACAATTGATTTCTCATAAGGCATATTAAATAATTGACGTTTGAGAAGATTTGTGTTAAATAAAGATTGTAAGTCGACTTGGGAAGGAACCAAGCTGGGTTGCCAATTGGCAGTAGGCGAAAAGCCAAGAATCCTTTGCTCCTGGGGTCGACTAATTTTTTTTCTTTCTTTTTAATGTTTGGTTATGAATTTTCTCGAAACAATCTATATCTTTTTGAATTTCGCATACGATAAAATCTACTAGATCGGGAGAATAAGAATAAGATGGAGTATTATAATTCCTATGTGTATAACAGTACTTCTCATCATGCTTTAAATCATAAAAGCTGATGAACTCCTGTATATGACTCTTATTAACAGCTAGATCAATTCCTTGTTTGGCTATTCTTGACTTAACGTTTTTCAATATATTCATCATACTATACGGATGAGTTTGGTTTGGGTCTTGTAGATGTTTTATAACCATAACACTACCTTCTGGTTCTTCTCCATTTTTTACATACCTAAAAGCTTGAACGCTTGAATCTTTGTTTTTCACAAGTCTCATATCTTGCCTTATAACGATGGCAAACTTATCGTTGTGATTTTCTTCTGCCATATTTTGAATTTTAGACTGATGTCTCAAAAGATTATCTACAACTATTTTTGAATACTTTGATTCAATCTCTCTCATTGATAACAAACTGTCTCCAACATAAAGATTGAGAAAATGTGTTGGTATAACTTTTGTTATATCAATTCAATGGAGTGAAAATCAATCATCTTGTTCGTGTAATTGTTTACACACGATTGAAAGAGAGGAACGTATATAAGTTCATATTCTTGCGTAATAAAGTGTGTACTTAAGTCTCTAAGTTCAATTATCTCCTCTAGGTTTTTCCTAAGAGGTGTCATGTCATTTGTAAAAACATGTTTAACACACCACGAAAGAGATTTTGTCCTTTCAAGATTGTCTTTAAAATATATCGCCTGTTCTCCTTCGTCTTTTATTATTTTGGCTTTTAACATAAGTTCCCAAGCATTGCAGATTAAAAAAGAAAAACTCTCAACCCTGTACTTAATTGTAGGTTTATTGTAAATCTCAATTGACATAATAAAAGCTTCTTGAGACTTATCTAAAAGTTGTTTATATAATTTCTCCTCATCATTATTCATTTTATTTATCCTCTCTTCTCCTTAAGTGGCTTAATCTCTTCTTCTTTATCATCATCTGAGAATATAGCGTCTCTGCTCTTTTCTAACTGTGCTAAAAGAATAGATGCTGTTCTGTGGTCGTAATCGTTCCTGACTCTTCCTCCACTGTGTCCCATAGAGAGAGCAAGCGTTGCTTCATCCATGTTGCCACGGCGATATGTTGCGTATGTGTGTCTGAGACAATACTGTGTGATATCCGATTCTAAACCATACTTGTTGCAAGTATTCCTAAGCTTCTTATTCGCTGTTGCTCCTTTTATCCATGAGTCTTTTTTCGCTCTATCTGATAGGAAGAGATAGTCGTCATCCTTTAAGTGAGCGTCTTTAATCATCTTTAATAATAGGTCAGCAGTAACAGTAGTAAGTAATCCTACCCGACTCTCCATTCCTTTTCCACTTGTTTTGACTCTATTCTTTGCCTTATGCTCTTCGGAACAAATAGTGTGAGATGTAAATACTCCTAGTCCTTGAGGTGTTGTGTATACATCACAAACTCTTAGTCCCTGAACTTCAGCTGGTCTAAATCCGGTGTCGTACATGACTGAGAAATATGCAGCATAAAGGATAGTCCCCCATACTTTTAATCTTTCTTTTTTTTCATTTGGGAAAAGGATTCTTTGTTCTGACAGAGAAAGGGGACGGCGCTCAAAAACTTTAATATCAGCAGGAATGAGAACTCCTCGTGCGGGATTTGTTTTGATATATGAGTATCTCACGGCGTCATCTAATATTTCTCTCAATGCCTGTAATGTCTTCTTAATAGAATTTCCTGACAGATTCTTCTTGGTTAACCCTTTCATCGATACCATCCAGTTTTCGATCATGACTTGTGTAATGGTATTTAAAGGAAAATGGGCAAAATGAGGCATGATATATTTATCTAAGTACCACTGATTTCTTTTATACCAACCTTCCCTATTTTCTCTTCTAAATTGCTTGTGTCTGTATCTTAAAGATTCTTTGTCTTCACGAATGAAAAAGTCTTTCGCAAAATCTTTAAAAAGAGGAACTTCTTCTATTTCTTGTCCTAGCATTGCTAAGTAGTGATCAGCGAACTTAATCGCTTCTACCATGTCTCTAGTCCCTGTACTGATTCTCTTATTAGGCATTATAGAAAAAATAACTTCAATGTTCCTGCCTGTTCTAACATTGAAGCGATAAGGTTTATTCGTCTTCATATCTCCATTTTGTCACAATTTTTAGGATAAAAAAGAGTAAAAAAGTGACAAGAGCGTGACAAAAAAACATTAAAAAAAATTAATAACTTATTGAATGTTAAGTAGATGCTAAATAAAACAACGTAGCCACCCGTGTCAGTCAGAATTGTTGCTATTTGTGCAATATCTGAACAAATAGACACAAGATAGACTCTTATTTTGTTCTTTTGTGTAATCTCTTGACATCTATAAGTGACAATGAGGTGACAACTTTTTTGACTGTTTTTATTGAAGGATGCTATACTATTTGTACCAGTGTAGTGCAACCTACAAAAAAATAATTTTATCACAAAGATGCCCTAGCTTTTGAAGAGGTGCTAGGGCGTTTTCTTTACAGTCAGTAGCAAGAGAAAGGCTAGATACCTAAGTGCCGTTTAAGAGTAATAATATCATTCTCTGAAAAAGAGATGTCTCCAATGAATTTTACGCTTTGTGTTACAGAGCCATATTTCTTTGCAGATTCAAGAAGCCTGTCTGTAAATCTGTTAGCGTCTATCATTCCATCTTCAGAGAGACAATTTACCATCTTTAAGAAGGCTCTCCCATCCTCCACATAGTTTTCAACAATGTCTCTAATGAATGCTCCTGATAGCCATTTAGGAACTCCTTTGATTTTTGATATTATTTCGCTTTCTAGATATGCCGTTAGTCCGTCTATTGCTTGCTCTTGTGTTATCATCTTTCAATCCTTCTTTATTAAGTTGTTGTTCCTGATGCTGTGCCTGTGGGAGCTGTCCAACTGTTGTATCTCTGCATTGGCTCTGGGCATACATTAGTGATAGGTATAACTGTCTTAGTTAAGCTATTGAGGACTGCTATCTGATTCTGCATTACACTAATATTGCTAATCATCTGAGCATTGATAACTCCTTGTTCCGCTTTAAATGAGTTAACTGTTGCTTCAAGGGTTCTAATTTTAGAATCCAATCTTTCGTAAACATCAATCATCTTAGAGTCAGTGTTTTTCTCTGCTCTTAAAAGAGCATTCTCACTCTCAAGAGAGCTAATCTTCTGTCCTTGATTAAATTCTTCCTTGCTTACCCACTCTGGCACGTTAACATTGTTGTATCCCATGCCATTAAAAAGCCCGCCTAAACCGTTACCAAGAACGCCTAAGCCCGTACCAATTGCACCTAGAGTAACACCTAGGTTGCCTTTACCATTTGTAGCATAATTAATCTCTGCCATAGTAAAATCTCCTATGGTTAAATTTTCAGAGATTAATTGAAAAGGAATTGTTCTACCTTTATTCTAATTTCATCCATGGAATGGTGGTTTTCTATTCTCAGGCGGAAGAGAAGTTTTTCTACTGCTTTCATCTTTTTCCTTTGCAGAGTCGATTGGCTAACATTCAACGTATCTGATATATATCGTATGTCATGGTCTCTAGAACAAGTCATAGCGATAATGTCTGTCTCGGTGTCGGTGAGGATTGCTTTTTGACAAATAGTTCGAAGGGAAGCTTCATCGATTTTTTTGAGGCAGGCTTTTAATAATAAACGCCGTTTCTCCACATGTCTTATTGTCCACCCGTTTTTATTTTGCGTTTAGTCTTTAAATGGTCACATTTTAGTCATATTCTGATTATTTCTGCTAATATAGAACAATATGTATCAATAAAAAAATGTGCCTTGCCCGTGAAGTTAAGCAAAGCACAAGAGGTTAAATTATGATAAGAATGGGTGATTACCATTCCCAACCGACAGTAGTCTGGACTGTCATGTTTTCCAAGCTCCACTGTAAGTTACTAATATTAGAGAGGTCGCCTAGCATATACTGAACTCCAACTTTGGTGATGAATCCTTTACCAAGCTTTAAACCCATATCACCGACAACTCCGTAATTGATACCTTTGTCTTTAAACCCAAAAGCAACACCTAAATCTGCAAAGAATCTAGTAGCGTTAACTTCCTTTTTAAGAGATTCAATTTGCTGATTCTGAGTAGCAATTAATGCATTGTTAAGCTCCTGATTTGATGCAACTTCTTCAACGGCGGTTGCTACTGCGTTAATCTTTTCAGCACCAATGATAAAGTTATTGCCTTTTAAGATCTTCAACGCTTCGTCTAAGTCTATCGATGTCTCTGTTGCTTCGCTCTGTGATGAGTTCTGAGAGTCTACTGAGGTCGATATCTGAGGCGCTTCCTCCTCCACTACTACCGGAGTTTCCTTTACTGCCTTTTTTGCCCCTGGTAATGCCCAGACACAACAAGATACCACCAATAAAACCACTAAAAATATACTTAATCTTTTTTCCCACATTTCACTTTCCTTCTTCAGTCTTGTCGGCCTTCTCTTTCTTCTCCTTGAAAGTGATGCCGTAAATTCTTGAGAGTTCGTTCTTCGCGTTTTTTACTGCGTCAAAGAGTCCTCGTTCCATTGCTTCTTTGATTGTTAAAACCTGTCCTGCATAAGTGATAATAGGACGTGAAGTATCTTCTTCAGCCTTTGGGTCATCTCCCTTTGGATAGTATCTAGTGGTGTTTTCAAGTGACCACTGCAAGAGAGTACCACCCTTGTATTTGATAAATCTGCTACCAACAGCCATAAGAGTCATACCAACTAAAAGTGCTGCAAAGAACGATACCCATCCCCATGTATCAGCATATATGAGACCGATAACTCCAATGTCTGCGATGATATGATATATAGCAACTTGCCACATTTCAGCACTACAATCATCATAGTAAATATGGAAGATTACTCTACTAAGGCATGAACCTAAGATTGCACCAAAGAAAGACCACAACACGATGTAGCCAGGTAGATAATCAAAGACAAGGCCCGAAAGAAGACCAAAGAGTAATGCCATTCCAAAAGATGCAAGAGCATATACAAGAGTCTTATTTTTTGTCATCTGCTTCATCTTTACTTCTCCTCCTTTGGAGTGAATCCTCTACGCTTAGTAAATGCGTGAACTGAGTCATAGCCAAAGATTGCTAGCATAGCAACAATGGCCCCGTTTCCTAAGCCGTATTCAAAGATTGATACATATACGGCCTTTGCTCCTTCGACATCTGTATGAGCCCAACCAAAGCTTGTACAAACTAAAAAAGATGCAAGCATTAACAAAAGTGGTGTTGGTGGTACCCATTTTGGAAGTGGAAGTTTCTTGAGCCAATATCCCACGATATTGAGAACAAACACCCATGGAATAAGTCTGTAATCGAATGCGTTTAATACATCCATAAGTAACTCCTCGCCAGTGAGTCGAAAGGTCTGAGGAAGGAAGAGCTTCAGTAAAGACATGACGAAAACTATCCCCTGGCTTGCAAAGTTAAGTATCATGTCTTTCTTCGTTTCTCTATTCTCTACCGACTGCATGAATCTATAGTAATGCAATTAGAAAATTTTTGTTGGTGGCTCTGTCGTTCTAAAAATGACAACTCATATAACCTTATTTATACTTATATCAAGTAATGTGAATTATTTTTTGGAGATGGACGTTTCGCCTTTATCTTGTCGTCCGTCTCCTTTTTTCTTTACTTTCTCTCTCCTATGAGCGCCTGAATACCTACATCCTGTATTGCTTGAAGCTCTCTAAGCCCTGAGTATGGTAAGCCTAGAGCTAGCATAAATGCGTCTGCTCCTTTGTCTAGTGCTTTAGTAAGAGCTTCTGTATCTTTCTCTCTTATAGCCTGTACTGTGTACTTTGTTGCTTCTGAGGCGTTAGCAATAAATGGGAATGGAGTAATCATATTGCTTGTATAACTAGGCTTTTCATCCGTAACGATATACTTAAAGATAGGATCTACAACATTAGAGAAGATAGGAATACTTTCAACTCCTTGAGATAATACAGAGTATCCAAACTTCATCCAGAACTTCTTTAACTTCTCGTCTTCGTCATCGTCATCATCAGGCTTAAATTCTCCATGTGCTAGAGCTAGTAATGAGCCTGCCATTGCATAACCTACTACCGTTCCTACAGCTTTTCTCCAATTCTTTTTTCTAAAGTCTTGTACTGTATCATAAGCTAGGTTATTCCATACAACGTTTAATGATGTTTGGAACTGCAACATGATATTTGTAAAGGCACTCTTATTCTTAAATAGTGGTGCTATCTCTGACTTATCACTCAAAGGCTGTGTTTCATAAACGTATTCATCAGCAATTGCAGATGCTGTTCTGATATTCTCTTCTGTCTCCCCTCCTAGTCTCTCTAATTCTTGGTCAAAGATTGCTTTCCAACCTGCAACTACGCTAAATTGGTCAGCAAACTCTAAGCCTTTAAGTCCAAACTCTAAGACCTTATTCCATCCTCTTTGTGCTTTGCTTAAACCTAGATTCTCTGCACTCTCTTTAATCTCGCCTGCTATAAGGTCAAAGTTTCTACTCTTCATAAATGGAGAGAGCTCAAATACTTTTTCACTTATATCTTTGTAATGAACTATCATCTGTAGAAGATTGCTAGCTAGTCTTATTGGTGATACTTTACCTAGGAATGCTGCAGGGGACGTTATCAGCTGATTAGTAATAGATGACAACTTGAACCCTAGATAAGCTGCGTAAATATTTCCTTTGGCGGCATTAAGAATATCTTTAGCAGGGTCTTGTTGTAGTGCTCCTGCGTCTGGGTTAGCTACTTCTTTAATATACTCGTCAAGGTTATCAAGCATTGTTTTACCGTATGTATTCTCAATTCTAGAACGCAACAGTTTAGCTTTATCTCCATCCACAAAGAGAGAGTTAAGCTGATTAATGTATTCTTGCATTGCTATAAAGTGCTCTTGTTTCTTTACGGATTCAGTCCATACCTTAAATAAATCATATTTAATAGCTTTCTGATGCAGTGGTGATATTGTCTTGTTTCTTTCTTTTGTAAAGCCTTTGTCTACTACACCTCTAGTTCCAGGTACTGTATTTAATAGATCATTCTTAATATCTTCCCCAGGGTCTTTGCCTAAGAAGTCTGTTCGATTAAGTGGAAGGTAATAATCTTCCTTCTTAATATCAACATTATAAATCTTTCTTGTAAGGTCAATAACTCTTTGGAAGTCAGAACTATTAAAGTCGCTTTCAATTGCTTTAACTAGATTGTAGATACCTTTGTCGCCCTCAATGACTGTTTTTGCAAGTGACAGAGCCTCGTTATATCTCCAGTCTCCTAGTTGTCTTATATCATCATTGACCTTGTTTTCTCTTGCTTCAATAAGAGATTTGCCTTGACCGATAATCACACTATCAGCACCCTTTTGGAATGTACTCTTTTCGTCAATTGATACAAATGTACCATACGCCAAAGCTTCCCTGTTTTCTTGACAGTACTGACTGAGATAGATATAAGCTAGTTCACTAGTCGTAAATGTTACTGTCCTACCATCCTCAAGGTTCATAGTCCATGTCTTATAAAGAGAGTCTGTATCTATATTATTAGCCTTAATCGTATCCTGTATGAGGTTAGCTCTCTTAGACAATGCTTTCATCTCCTCTGCTTGAAGTGTTCTCTTCTTTCTAATAAGCAAGTTATAGAAAGTTCCCTTCTCATTGTTATCAAGAATTTGAGCCTTTCTTGCCATATTGAGAGTCTGATACCATGCATTCCTTACTTTACCTGACTTAGTATTGAGTCTGTTCTTCTTATCTTCTGTACCTTCAAAACCATAGTCAGCAAAGTTCTTACTTTCCATGAGAGCGTTAGTTAACTCATTATAGATAATCTGAGTCTCTGCCTTCCTTTGAATAATTTCACTTCTTCTCTTATTGAGTCCTTCCTCTCTAAGGTGCTTTATATAGCGATATGTGTCTTCAACTTCGCTTAGAGTCATCTCGTCAAGAGAAGTCTTAGTAAGGCGCTCTATCTGTCTTTCTGTTAAAGTCTGAATAACTGGATCATCACTATTTTTTGTAAGCATAGCTTTGAGTTCTGCCACTGTATAAACCTTACCGTCAAGGGCTTTTATAGTACCTCTTCTAAATGCAGGGTCAATTAAGAGTTGCAATGCTTTAATCTGTCTTGCTTCTTCTCTTGCAATATTCGCACTAGGTGCTTTCATGATTTGCTTAATAAGTCTCTCTTTCTCACTTCTAATACGTCTAAGAGTCTCTCGCTCTTTCATGATTTCCATGTAGCGTTTTCTTGTCTCAACGATAGCTTCGTTTTTAGTCTGTCTGAGGTTTGATAATCTGACATTGTACTTATCTTTTAGCTTATCGATAGTCTCTTTAGTCTTAGCGTCTTTCCATGCGTTATAAAGACTCTGTAATCTCTTGATAGCTTCTTCTGGTGTAATCTCTTCGGCTTTCTGTAGCTCTTCAATTTTGGCTCTAGCGTCTTCGATTAATCCCTTGATTCTAGTTAAATCTTCTTGTGTAACTGTGCTTGAACCTTTCTGCCACATTTTGAGAGCTTTCTGATACTGTGCTTCTCTTCTATTAAGCTCAGTCATTTTCTTGAGTAAATCGGCATGTACAAGAGTGTTAGATGTATCCATATTAGATGACTTAAGCTTATTCTCCATGCTCTTAACATTGCGTTCTAACTTTTCTTGTATTTCGTTCTTCTCTTTCTCTATCTCTAATAGTTGTTTCTGATAGTTTTGAGATTCATTACCTAGTTTGAGAATAGTCTTCTTATTCTCGTCTATGATGTACTTCTGACTCTCTTCAAGTGCTTTTGCTTCACTAAGTGCCGCCTCTGCCCTCTTTTCTGTGCGTTCGATATATCCTCTTAAATCAATGTCTTTAACGTCTCCTGTAAGGATTTTCTTTCTTATGTCTTTGTCTTCAATGTATTGGATGTATTCTTTTCTCTTAGAGTATGAGAGATTATTCCAATCTCTTTCTGTTAAACCAATTTCAGATAAGACTCTTGCTTCGATAGAGTTCTCTCCTGACCAAGATGTATTACCAGATGCTCTAGAATAAAGGTCCATATAAACATCAGGATTAGCACTGACTTGACCGGCTACAATTTTCCATGCTCTATCTGTAATCTTATCTAGATTACGGTACTGACTTCCTCTACTCTCATAGACTAGGTTCTGAATGAACTTACTCATATTCTTGAAGTTATTAAATGCCGACTCTCTTATAGTCTTTGCTTGATAACTCTCTTCGTTTACGGCCTCGTTATATTCAGCTCCATTATTATAGAAGAACTCATTATTAACTTCTCTAAGGGCCTTTAAAAACTCGATTGTGGCTTCCTTACTACCTTTGAGAATGTTAGCAAATTCGATAGCTCTTGCGTGAGAAGAAGTATCAAGGCTTCTAGAATGGTCTAGAGATAAGCCTTTAGGTAGGTCTGCGTCTACAACGACTTTCTGAATATCTGAGATATTCTTTTCTAATTCTTGTGTATTTTTTTCTGTTGTCTCGGCGTCCTTATTTAAAGATGCTATTTCTTCTTCTGTAAGGTCGAACCAATCAGGAACTTCATCTGACATAGAAGTAGTTGTTGAAGGCGATGCCATACTCTCTTCTTCTGTAGGGCTCTCAACTTCTTCAACTGACCAATCTTCATCAACAATAGAGCTACTCTCTTCTTCGTCAAAGTATCCTTCTATAGTCGGATCATATGCTTCTGATTCGGCTTCATCATAGATACTTGTTAAGAGTTGTGAAACGTTGGCGTCGTCTAGCTCTATGTTTCCGTCTTCAACTTGTTCCCTATACTTTTTGAAGAAGTCTTCAAGGCTTGATGCTTCATAAGCGATACGCTTAGCAGTCTCTGTCCATTCGGAGTCGCCTATCTGATAGAGTCTAGAATCGACCTTCTTAATAGCTTCATCTGTAAAAATGACGAAACAACGACCGTCTGTCTCACCGACATATGTAATTCCTTCGACTCCGTACTTAGCTAGCATTAAGGATGCTTGCTTAGGTAAATCTTCAGGGGATTGGAGCTTTTTAGCAATTTGTTGTTGTATCGCACTATATATTCCTTCACCTCTCCAATTCTCGTTAAAGTCCATTCCAAACTCGTTAGCAAAAAGTCTCTTAATTGCTTTTTGAACAAATTCAGATTGATTAGAGAATCTCTTCTCTTCATCAAGAAGAACTTCATTTTCAGGAATATCGACAGTTAAGAGAGAGCCATATGTGGGGGCGTAAACTTCAACGCTGTTAATACTCTTAGCTACGTCAAGAACATCTTCTATGTTAAAGCTATCACTTATTGGAGAGTTAGACATCCCTTCAATCATTGGAATAAGTTTTCCTTCGTCAAAAAGCGTCTTAAAGTATTCTTGATAGTATTTGTCTTCTAACTTGCGATTAAGTCCTGAAGAAAATGAGACTTCTCCTTCAGGTTTTTTTATAAGGTTATTTTCAAGAGAATAATCAATTATTGTTCCGTATAGTTCCGCTATTGCACTATCAGTGGAAGGCTTAATTTCTTCACCATTGATAAACAGAGAGGGCCTTGTGGGATTAGACAAACTTAGTTTTTCAGGATTTTTTTGAATTTGAGATAAGAGATTTAAACTTTGATTATATATCGTTATCCAATTTTCGTTATCTATAATTGTTCTTCTTGCGTCTTCACCCGTAGGAATATCGTCTAATTCTTTTCTAGCTTCATCGTCCGAAGGATTATCTAATATTGTTCTGAGAAGATGTATTTGTTTCTCGTATCCTTTTATCTCGTTTTTTATGGCGTTTGTTTCTCTTTCGATTATATCATTTCTTTTTACATTATCTATTAGAGAATTGTATAATTCTTTTTTCCATTCATACCAAGACGACGCCATTTCCATAAGAGGAAAGGTATTAACATAGTCTGAAATTGTTATTTCTTTTCCATCAAATGAAAGAATATCCTCATCCTTGAGTTCTGCTAATCTCGATATATATCTCTCTTTTGAAATATTCTCGTCTTGTGCAAAGTACAATCCCCATCCGTGAATCTGTACTCCTTCTCCTGACCCCATGTACTTAGTAGAAAGCTCTCCGATAATCTCGTTAGGTGAACCGTGATAAGCAAGTTGCATAAGCTTGTCGCTGAGGTCGGATTGGGTGTTTTTTTCAACTTGAAATAAAGCACTACTACCATATTTGTTGACAAGAGCCGTTTTTGTGAGTATGTTACTATTCGTAGGAGGAAAAGCTGATGGCAATTGGAGCCTAACAGTTAGTCCTCCTACTTTTTTATCATCAATATATCTAAGAAGACCTTTTTGAATCCAATTGATATAACTAAAATCAGAGTCCTTACCATACATACTTGTAATAAGGTTGACTATAAGTGAATTTGGTTTTTGTGTATTCTCTGCGATGCTTGCCATAATCAAATTTATCGATTTCTTTTTTACAAGCTGCGGAGGAATATCATAAACTGCAACAATCGAACCTTTAGTTGTTGAATCAAAAATCATTATAGGGTCTGCAAACTTTCTATTTATCTCTTTAACTATATCTTGAGATATTGTGTCATTATGTCCATGATTTTTATTTGGAGAATCAAATAACCCCCTTGCTAATTTATCCTTATACATTTCTACAGAAAGGTCAGGAAGTCCTAATTCTGTAAAAACCTTCGGAGTATTTGTAGCAAATACAATAGTATCGTTTGGCTTTCCTATATCATTTGATGTTAAATTGTCAATCTCACTATCAAAGGTTGATGGAGTACTTGTTTGGAATAATGTTGTTTCTTCTTGATTGCTAGCACTCTCTGAAACTTGAGTTCGAGCAAGACCCTTGACAATTCTAGGTTCTAAATTATTATTATAATTGAGAACGGCAGTAGACTGAGGGTGTTCCTGCACACTATTCCTACGTTCTTCCGAGATTTCGGAGGCAGTTATAGCTCTCAGGTATTTTACCATCTTATTTTCAATCTGTTTTCTATGCGTTCTTCTATTTGAGATAGAGAAAAGTCCTGCGTCCTTTTTTGTTACAATAACTGAATAGAACCATTTTGTTTCACCATTTTCTTTAAATGATTTTATGAATTCGTAACATCCATTCTCATTTCCATTTTCATCAGTTTCAGCCAAAATCACGGATGGGTTTTCTAATGTTGGTTTTATTAAAGTCCAATCAAGAGTTCTTCCTTTATTGATTAATTTTTCATACTGATGTTGTCCTAAGAATACCTTTCCGATAGTAGTATCTGCACTAAAATCTTTAAAGGTCTTATCCCAATTTTCTCGACTAAATGGCTCTCCACCGTTAAGAATATAAGAATCTTTACTTGCATTTTCTAAAAGAGAAGAAACTTCCTCTTTTGGCGTTCTTATTACAAAATAATCTCCTATTAAACTTTTTTGAGGTTGGTCATCTGTTTGCTTTAATATTGAGTCGCTTTCAGTACTAAACTCTCCATTGTTCTCAGTGGCTGATTTGATTTGGTTAGGGTTAAATGTAGTCCATTCTTCATCAAGGTCGCCATTATAAAAAACACCGTCATAACCCTCATCAATTAGTTCGTCTCTAAATTCTTCACTCGCTTCAAGACTGTCACTTTCTATAAGGTTTCTTCTCTCTGATTCACTTATATAGTAAGGGTCTCTAATGTTAAGAAATGCCTCAATTACTCTCCCGTCTTTTCCTGCATACTGGCTTGCATAGGCATCAGCATTACCATAAAAATAGAAGCCTTTTCCTAACCAACCTGCATCTGTATTACTTCCTGTTTTTGACAAATCAAAAGATTCAAAGTCCTTGTTAGGCGTACCGTGTTTGACAGATTTCGGTTCCCCGTTCTCATCAACAACTTTGCTTGCATTATCAGGGTCATTAATCCAATCACCAAACCACCTGATAAAGTTTGGAGTTCTGACCTGTATCCACTGTTCCTCAGTAAGGTTTGTTGCCTTGCCGTTTGGGGTAATCATGTACTTATCTGTGCCGTAATATTGTTTCTTTATTGCGTCAAATTGTTCGATAGCAGATAAATTTGAGATATCATCTTGAGTTTGAGTGAGGGCGTCGCCCTTGACAGATTTGCTATCAGGTGCGATATTATCATTGAAGCTTACGTTATTGTTTGCTTCGTCAAAGCCCCTGATGTGGTTGAGTTTAACAACTGTTGAATTCTCCACCCCGGTTGATGGGGCTATTTTTATTCCCACCAACTCAATTGAGTAAAGTCCATTTGAAACTCTAGAGTCTGCATATCTTTTAGCAGTAAATAATGCAGTATAAAGTCTGTTTTCTTCTCCATTATAAGAAAAATCGACCTCAAATCTTTCAATGTCCTTCATGTCAGGACTGTTCTTTTTGTCGCTTTCTCTTGTTTTTAAGATAGCATTTTCGAATAATTCTTTTACGTTTGAGACAGCTTCGTTATGTTCTGAAGTAGAGAAGCCATTTATGTATGATTTATCTGTTGCTTTCTTACTAAGCATTTTATTTAAACTTGTTTTAGATAATCTGTAGTTAGTGTTTTGGTCTTTGTTGTGAATAAGAAATTCTGTATTTCCATTTTTCTGAAGACCAAATTTTTTGTATAAATAATTTCTTACACTTTGATATCTCAATAAACCTTCTTCATCAAATGTAAGTTCATCTCTACTATCTTTCTCTTGTCTCAACTCTCCGATATCATGCAACTCTCCACTATCATTTAATACAGATGTAGTACCTGTTGAAGAATCGTAACCATAGAGCTTATCAAAGTAAGCTACTATTTCATCATTGAGATTAGAAGAACTGATACCATTCCTAAGAGCTGTATAAATACGTCTAAATGTTTCAGCAACTCTTCTAAAGAATCCTGTAAGCGTTGGGTTTAATGTCTGTCCACTACGCATATAAGCTTCATAGAGCCTTGCTTCAAACTCAAAGTCATCTCTTGTCCAATTGTTAACGTCTTGGAAGAGAGATTGTAATTTTGCTTCATCAAGAACATAGTTGCCATTCTCTAAAACATATACGCCCTTATCATCAGTCTTTCCAACAACGTACCTTAAGATATCCATATTCTTTTTAACGAAAGACATGAACTGTTTAGTTCCCTTAACCTTATTAAAGATTGAGGTAAACTCTTTTCTATTGTCTCCCATGAGAATAATTGCATGGTTAAGCTCGTGCAAAAATGTTGTTGGGTCTGCACTCTTTCCCGCATAGATTGTTGCTTTGACTTGCTTAGAGAGTTCGTCTCTGCTTGTTTTTGTATAGCCTTTTACGTTAGCGTCTTTGTTCTCACTCTCTCTGATTTCAGTGAAGTACTTTTCTATAAACTCTTGACCACTAAGACCTCTAGCTTTGGCAGCCCCTTGTAGGATTGTTGCCATAAAATCATTTTCACTAGCATTTTCAGAGAAAGAAGAACCTAGCCATCTACGAACATATGCTCTATCGTTCTGTTCTTCTGTAGTCTTAGAGTTATCTGAATAGTTAAGACCGTATGTATTTGTACTTGTGTTACGTGGATTAGAGCTTTCAATAGAAGAGAATACAGCGTTATCTGACTGACTTCTGTTGTTCCACTCAATAGAATAATCAGAGTACATACTCATGAGGTCTCTGATAGCCTGTTCTTTGAGAGATGCGTTATCATCCTGTACGTTTACACTCTCAATAGTAAGAGTCTTAGTCTCCCCGTCTAATGTGAAAGAGATTGCACCGGCTTGCTCCATAGAGAGAGCTTTAGGAGATGTCTTAACGGCGTTAAGTAACTCATTGTTGTATTCAGCAGTCTTAGCGTCTACATATATCTCCCCTAGTCTACTTGAGCCTACAACATTAGGGTTAGCAATTCGCATTGTGTAGTGTTCTTTGCCGTCTTCTGTTCCGTCTTCTTCTTTATCAACAACAAAGTATGTAGAACCATCGCTCTTTCTCTTTACCTCGGTCTTCTTTCCTGAGATAACGTTACCGTCCACGTCTTTGATTTCATTTGTTGTGATATCTACTCCATCAAGAACATTTTCATTAAGAGAACCGTCTATAGTTTTGAGTTGTTCAAATAAATCTTTACGAATACCATTCTTAATATCATCTCTAACCTTCTGAGTTGAATCATAGAGCTTCTTTAAGAGATTTGTGACGTTATCTTCTGAGAGTTCAGAGCCTCCTAGTTTAAGAGATTTGACTAGGTTTCTATTCTCTTGATTATTTACATAGGCTTCCTGTGAATACGAATGAAGGGAGTTATTCTTAAGTTTAGAAGTCTTTTTAATGTCTAGAACGTTAATGCCAGAACCAAAACCCGAGAAGAATAAGCCTGTTGCAAAACCTTGAATACCTTCTTCCCATGCTGATGAAAGAGCTTCTTTTACTGAGGAAGAATAATTCATGCCGTCTGTCGCTTCTGCTATAGCTTGTAATGCGCTAGAAGTAAGAGACTGTGTACTTTCCTGTACAAACTCTCCTGTTGCGTCTAATCCCATATAGAGCAATAAGCGTCCTAACCACCCTGCAAGTGTTCCATCTTTAGCAACTCTAGAAACAATTGTAGGAACTATCTTTCCTCCTAAGTCTGCTACACCTGCAAGCTTTCCGACTCCTCCCATGACTTGACTATAGCCTACGTCTAGGAATGCTTCATTTAAGCCATTAATGAATCCGTCTATATTGCTATACTTAAGGGCCGTTTCTGTAGATACTCCGGCTTGTTTCATATTCCAAAATGCCGATGCTTCGAACTGCTTATCATAAGTTAAGAATCGTGCTAGGCCACTACCAATTTGAAAGCCTTTAACTCCACCTGCAAGACCAAAGACAGTATTACCAATAAGGCCACCTACAACACCACCAAGCGTTCCTGTTAGAGTACCAACTCCCATATATGCCAACTGTGAAAGAGAGTTCTTCGCCCACTCTGTTGTCCACATTCTAGGATTGCTATCTTCAAAGTAGCTCATCTCCTGTTCTTTTTGGAGAATTTGCTTCACCGTCTGTTGGACTTCTGGAGAATTATCATCGTAGCCTTTTTTATAGAGGTTTATTAAGTCTTCTTGTAATCCGGCTTCCTCCTGTTGTCTCAGACCTTGATTGATAGAGTTAATAAGGGTAGCACCTGTTGTGAAGTCTAAAGGCTTATCATCCTCAATACCTAAGTAATAATTAAGCATTTGACTTCTATTTTGGTTTACTTCACTTCTCGATACTCCTAGGACGTTAGCAATAGCATTTGTCGATAAGAAGTCCTGTGCCCACACTGAGGCGTCTCCACCGTTAGCAGAAATAGAAGAAGAAATTTGATAGTAATAGTTCTTCTCTTCATCACTCATCTTTACGTATGGAGCGACAGTAGCCATAAATTCATTGAATAAATTTTCATCAGGTTCGGGAAGTGTGACGGCTGAAGAGTTTGAAGTATTATTGTTATCATCATACATACTTCTTCTAGAACCACTATAAAGAGAGGCAGTTCTATTAAGAGACTCATTGGAAGCTTGTGTTGTCCTCTGTCTAAAGCTCCCACTATAAATAGAGGAAGCCTTATTGAGATTAGAAATAGTTTTATCGTTGTTTCTTCCTACAATTGTTGCGCCTGACTGGACGCCGTTATTTGATGATACTAGTGTATTTATATTATTTGCCATCACTTCCATCCTTTCTTTTGTTTAACTGCGAAAACTAGTGAATCAATATATGCCTGATATTGTTTAGGGTCTGTTATGTCTGATGCGAACTTTCCTTCTTCATGGAACTTGTTAAGTTTCTCGACAAGAGTATTTAATTCTTCGACTGTATTTGCATTCTCTAATAGAGTTGCTTGTGTGTTGTCGGACCTGTAATCATGGTCGTCTTTTGGAATTACTTTTTGAGTTGTTTCATTCCAACCTCGCTTCTCCTTTACTGAAAACTTTACAGAATCAATAAATGCTTGATATTCTTTGGAATCCGTGAGATCGTTTGCAAACTTACCTTTCTCGTGTTGCTTATTTAGAGTTTCAATAGCTTCATCTAATTCAGCCGTTGTTTCGACATTTGCCCACAAGAATCGTTCAACCTTGTCTTTATCATCACTAGGAATTGGATCCTCTTCTACGTTGACATAGTCTCTTACTGTAGCCTCGACTTCTGTCTTTGGCCTATCTTCTTCGATAAGTTTTTCCTGTTTTTCCCTTTCCTTTGCCTGTGTTCCTGTTTCCCATGCTTCATCTTTATTTCCTAGAGAGAATTCATAGGCGATAGTATCGACCTTACCTTCACTATCAACAGTTGTCCAAATAATAGCCTTAGGAATGAGATTCCCTTTCTTGTCTAACTTAGGCTTGCCTGTACTTTCATCTATTTCAAACTGAATCTTTCCGTCCTTAGGGTCAAGGATATTCATACCCTTAGCTTGAATACCGTATTGAGCAACCTGCGAAATAGCGTCTGTAAGTGCCTCATTAACGCCAGGCATTAGACCTTCAGAAAGAGAGGATCTATCAAGAACCCCATTTTCGTTGATGCCTTCCATAAGTTCTGTAGAATAAGAAGAGACTACCTTATCGAAAGTCTTACTTACAAACTCAGTGCCCTTTAATGCATCTCCGACTGTTACCTTGCTATTAGTTCCAAATGCGATATCAGCCCACTCTGAGGTGTACTTAGAAGAGAGTTCTGTAAGTTTCTGATTAAACTTAAGTGGGTCTTTAAGAAGGTCAGGGTTGTTTAGAATAAGATTTGTAACATTGTCTATGTAATCTTTTGAAATTACATCGGCTTTAGCCTTTTGGGCTGCGTCTAAATCTTTGTAAGCTTTATTGTTCGTTCCTAATGCTGTGTTATATGCAATACTAATACCGTTGGCAACTTGAGGATCGCTTGCTAAATCATCAGGAAGTTGGGACATAATCTGATTTTTATAAACATTTACTGCTTCGCTATTTGACATCCAATTATCGCCATAGATACCTACCATAATCGATTGAGCTTTCGCACCATATGTAGTTGAATTAATTTGCCCCATGGAGAACTGGTTGTTGAGGTCACTGAATGCATTTTGCACGGCTTGTGTATTTGTTGTACCGTTAAGAGTTTCAATTTTGCTTAATTGTGTACTTACACTTGATTTAATTGTTGTATAGGTTGAAGGCTCTATATTTGCATTAGGCTTGCCATCCTTATCAAAGAAGATAGAGTAATACTGCCCGTTGGGGTCTGTTAGAGAATCATATAAACTAGAAAGAGAAGTATAGATATCTAAGTCTTGGTCAAGAATTGTCTTAACTTGATTATCAAAGTAAGTAGTAACAGCCTGTGTTTCTGCTGATTTAACACTAGTTAAGAATGCTTGCTTCTGTGTTTCATCTGTATATTCTTCCGCCTGTGTTTTTACAAGAGAATCAAAAGTTGCTCTCTTACTAGAATCTGTAACGTAAGTACCATTAGAAAAATTAGTACTAGCGTCTGAGATAAGATAATCGCTACGCTTATTGATTAAGTCTGCGGAGGCAATTTGTCTCTGATTATCTGCCCACGCCTTACCCATGTAAGATTCTCTGGATGAAATAAGAGCTTCCTGTCCTGCTCCGACTTTTACTTCTCTATATCCACCTTCCGCCGATACGTCAGGGATTTTTGCTGTAATGGTTGCCCCTGATTGTAAGTCGCTAAGTAAAGCATTCTTCATGTTGTTGTTATATGCGGCGTTAGCTTCATCTTGAGTGCGTTGTGTAGCTATTTCCCCCGCATATGTGTTGGCAGATGAAAGAACCTGTTCTTTTACTTTTTTTATTCTTTCATCCATTCCCCATCCGTATTTTGTCCCTTCAGGAAAATAAGATTCTACAATCTCGTTAACAGCTCTCTTCCCTTCATCTGTAAGGCCTACAGAAATTACTCCATTATCCTCATACGATTGTGAAAACTGTGGGTTATTCCTAAGTGTTAAGTTTATATCGTTAGAAGCATTGGTTGCTTTCTCTTCTGCTTCTTGTGTTGTCTTGTCCTGTCCTGTCTTTACAAAATCTACCAAATCCTCTACGAAAGTATCTAATCCTTGGGCCAGAGCCGTCATACCATTAATGTTGATTTGGTTTTCTTGGTTTTCTAGTGCTTTTTTCTGTAATTTGAAACTATCTGTTTGGATTTTATAACGGCTCTTCCAATTAGCTGTATCTTTAGTGGAGTATGACGCTTGAATAGCGCTAGTCTTTGCGTTCAATGCTTGTGAGAGTGGTGAATAATCTGCTGTAGGTGCTTTCATATTAGACTGTTAAATTCTTCTCCTTCAAAGTGTTCTTGAGGTCTGTCGTTGTATTTCGCATTGTTCCAATGCTGTCTTGTAGTGTTTTCATAGCGTCCTTGTAAGAATCGATTGATTTGTATGCCATAGATACACCAGAGATAGCCGTCTGTTTGTCAGCTAGCATGTCTAACGCTGTAGACTGTATGTATGAGCCTAGTCTGTTATTCTGTAGTGTGAATCCATTGGAAGAGCCACCTAAGAGAGAATTAAGAGCAAGTGCGTTCTGCTCGTTTACTCTTTGAGCACTACCACCTCTTTGCCCTTTTTCTGCGGTACTTACTAGCCCTGCTGAAAAATTAGAGGCTAGTTGTTGATAGCTATTATAGGTGTCGTCTATAGCACTCTGCATACTTTGGTCATATTCGGATGCCCACCTATCAAGATAGTTCTGATTAGATGCTATATTCTCTACATTCTGATTTATACCTAATTGGTTTTGAGCATAGTCCCCTTCCATGCTTGATAACTGTTGCATGTAAGAGTAGTAATTGCTTCTCAAATTTTCGTTGTATGATTTTTTTTGTAGCTCCAGTTCGTCTTTTTTTAAGCTGTTATTTTGTAGGGAAAAATACCAATCAAAACCGATTTGAGCTAAATCGACAAAAGAACTTAAAATACTCATCTTAAACCTCCTGTAGAATGTAGCGTGTCTCTATCGCCTGTATGGTCATAGGAAGAGGATAAGAGCACTCTACTACTGCATTAACTTGTTCATTTGTGTTACTAGGAACTGATAGCTTGACAATGCCTGTGTAATAGTCTTCAGGACTAAGTTCCACTGCGTTAGATTTAGCTAGTCTTTGGAATGGGTCTAGATGCTTCTTATTTCCACTAACCCAACCACACTCAGCTCCTGCACTACGGTAAACTTGCATAGCCATTGAAATAGCCTTTCTGAAGAATCCTAGAGATGTCTGGCCACTAGAGACTGGTAACTCTTGCCATAACATGTGACAGCGTGAAGTGTATGTATATCCGATATAGATACCGTCTCTGTGCCCCGGTCCTACGTCTATGTTTATAGGTTCAAATGCAAAAGGTAGACGTGGCCAACCTCCCGCGACTATCTGTATTTCGTCACCTGTTGTGTATGGTTGTGGCAGATTTTGACTAAGCTTAGATAAGTCTTGAGTCTCCCCGTCTGCGTCTAAGGCAATCGCACAATCGCAAAGAGTAAAAACCTTTGTATTTACTATATCTTCAAGAACTAATGCCTCAATTGTGATGATATCTTTTCTTTTTACTGCTAAGAACAATTCTCCTGCGTCATCCTCGGTATGATAAGCACTCATAGAAAGAACGACTCCGTCTCCACCTAGTTGATGCTCTGCCCAACCATAAGTTGAACCTAACGTACAAGAAAGAAGTTTGCCATTTTCTAGAAGTACCCATAGAATACTCTCTCGCCCTTCAACGATTGTAATATCTTCGACCTTGCTATCTTTAAAGAGAGAACGTGCTGTTACTGATAAATCGACAAGAACATAGCCTTCAGCGTCTGTATCGTAATTGAAAGCTTTAACGCTTCTCATATCTGCAGGGACAAAGATAATCATTGAAGAGTAAATAACGGGCTCTATCTTGGAAGTTGTAACACCTAGCGTCTTTACTAAATCAAAGGTTGAAGGAGTTGCAGGGCTTCCATCATCCATCCAAATTGAACGGTTAGTACCTGCAATAACTCTCTGTTGTGTAATAAGCCAATTAACACGTGAGCCGTACATATCAGTCTCTGTAAGCTCTATAGCGTCATCGTTCTGTAAATCGCTCTTAAGAGTCCATGTCTCGGCCTTAGTCTCAACAATTAGAAGTTTCGTCTGGCCTGTTATACCTGTATCTGACGTATCAGCGGTATTGCTATAGATTGGATCTCCAGTAGCTTCTTCAGTTTTATATCTAATGTACTTTGTAGATGATGTTGAATCAGGAACTTTCGAATCTAAGCCTGAAACTTTAACCTTCTCTTCTGTGTCTATGTGAGATTCGTACTTAACGCTCTTTAAACTACCGTCAATTTCATAGTTCTCGAATATTGTAGTCTTAGTCATTGTTACTACAACATGAAGCATGTAGTACTCGCCTACACCAAAATCATCAAAACGATAGCTACCGTATGTATCAGGTGCTTTGGATGCGTAAATAGATGCAGGGCTATTTGTACACCCCGATAAATACCATCTGCCTCCCTTGAACGTCTGACAAGATGGATAGTGGCCAGGGGAAGAAAACGTCTCTATTCCTCCCTCTTTAAAATTAATTTTTTCTGAGTAGAAGGCGTTGGCAACATACAAATCCTTTAGAGATAAGCTCTCGTGTTGCCCTTCATTTGGGACGCTGTATGTTGCGTCTTTTACCTTAGTCGCTACTAATTCAAAATTACCCTGAGCAAGAACTGTTATTCTGTGAGGTGGGTAATCTTTATGAACGATATAGATATCGCCCTCAAATTCGTATATCGATAAGTCTTTTATATCCTCGGCCTTCCATGGAATAGAGCATTTGTCACCTTTGGCGTTATAGATTGTTGATGATGTAATGTAGAAGTAACGCCTGAGGTCAACAGAGAAGAAGTCTACTCTGCCCTCTGATATTAAGAAAAGCAAAGGTCCATTATCTGAACGCATTGCATGTATTCTATTTTCAGTTGCCGTGGAAGGAACGCCAAAATCTAAGAATTTAGTACCTGGACGACGATACAAGTATCCCCTAGAAGAAGGGATATAATTGAGACACTCTTTTAGTCCTGTATTGTATGCGTCAGTTGTAAAGAGTCCATAGAGTAATGGATCTAAATATCCTGTGATGAAAGAGTTCTGTAATCTGTTATATTCAGCCATCTATAATATCCGTCCACCATTTATCGCCAGAGTTTCTAAGCCATGCCCTATCAATGTTTACTGCCTGTTCAATCCAATACTGATAGAGTTGCCATTCTTGAGTTTTTATAGAATCGTTGCCCGATAATGGCTTAGCTAATAGGAATGTTAGATAGTGTTCGATTGCAGTTAAGAATGATTGAGGAAGCGTATCAGGGAGAGTTGGAAGTGCTTGATAAAGGATTGAACAACTTTCACTATCTGTCCAAACTGTGCGACCGATAATATCAAATGGCAGATTGTTATACGTCTCAACCTTATTTAGTCTTGCCATATCCACTGGGAGTGCATATGCGTAATGATATGGTCCTGTAGTAACTGTTGTGTCGTAAGATAAGTCTTTGCTCTTACGTAAGAACGTCCAATCGAAATAACTAGATGCTGCCGCTACTGCTTCAGGAAGGAATGTACGACAAAGAAGTGCGTCTGATGTTCCGTCAGTAAGATAATTAGTTGTGCCTTCTCTTCCTAAAGATGTGAGAGCTCCTGAGCATAGAGTGTTCCATTTAACTGAATAAGTTAGAACGGGCTCTTTGTTGTCATTGTCATTGTTGAGAGGTGTGTATACTGACATATTTTTTTCTTTTCTTCTTATATGGGTAAATTTACGGGCTCTGAGACTGAAGCTTTCTTAGAGCCCTTTTCTCTAAAAACGAATGCCTAGAATTAAGCTCCTTCGCCAAATTCTAACCATGACTCAACATTGATTACTGAACCTGCACTACCATAAGCAAAAATCTGCATATACTTTTTCTGATTCTCTAAAACAAATGGCTTAATAATCTTCTTGTTAGCTGTTGGATTAGTAACAGTAAAAGTATCAGTGATGACTGGAGATGCTAGCTCGTTTGAAGTGATAGTGTCTGACTGTGCTACTTGGAATGTAATTGTTCCTGTATAGCTAGCCTTTGGACAGAATACAAAGCGTAACTCATGAAGTCCTGCTTCAAGCTTGCTCTTTGCAACTAAGTCGATGATGTTTTCGCTCTTAACTGCCTTAGATGCTTCTGTAGCAGCTGCAGTAATTGCGATGTTCCCGAAATTTGTAAATGCGTCTCTCATAGTATATTTAAAGACCTCCTATTGTTTTTTTACGCTGAAAGCTGTGACTCGTTAACCTTGATAGCCTCTTCGATAACGACTGGAACTCCCATGACCTTCATAATTGGGCCAAAGTTCTCGATGTCTTCGTATCTTATCTGATACTGACCCTTATCAAGAGCAAGATTAATAAGCATTTCTTCAATTTCTTTAGGTGCGATGATAACTGCGTTTCTTCTGTCCTTAAGCTTCATGATTGCTTTGACAAGAAGAGGAAGAGAAAGAGTCTTTGTCGGGTCAATGTTAGCTACACGAACAAGTGCCTTATCCTGTCTAACTTCAAGAGCTGCAGTGAGGTCGTAAGTAGTCTTCCAAACCTTCATATCACGCCCCTTATTATCCTGTGTCCATACAGAGCCCTCATCCTTAATCTTCAAGCCAATGCCATAAGAGTCTCCGGTGATTTTAGGGTTATAACGGATGTTAACTCCAAGTTCTCCCATCTGTGCTACATAAAGAGATGTAAGAGAGCCTGAAGAAGTTCCACCTGCGTCAAGGCAATAGTCACCAAGTGCCTTTCTGTAATAAACAAGACCTTTCATCTTCTCGGTATCAGTACCATCTGAGTAGATAAGAGAGTCCATGAAGTCATTAACAAGACCTGTAGCGACAAGAAGATTTTCACTGTCTCTTGCGTCGGCTGGGCTATCAGCAGCAAGAAGAATATCATCAGAGATATTGCTTTCGACGGAGAAGAGCTGAACTGGAGTTGTAATCCATTCCATTGTTCCCTGAGTTCTCTCACGTCCTTCGTTTAACTGTCTCCAAGCTCCCTTCCCCTGTACTGTACCCTGATTGTACTTGTGATATGAGTTGTCAGATGCAGGAAGGAATGGAAGTACGTCTAAGAGCTTGTGCTCCTTTTCAAGGTTAAGCATGAATCCTTCGTTTCTGTCATAACCCTTACGCTTATTAGCTTCGACAAGACTCATAAGTTTCTTGTCATTTAAAATTACTGACATTAATTTTGTCTCCTTTGTAATGTATTTTTTTGTAGAGAAAACTGTTGCTGTCGCTATGACATCCCAGTAGTTCCGCAAACATCCCAAAAGAGGTAGAGTTCTCTAAGTCCTATAAGGTTCTGTTTTAATTAGCTCTTTCTTAGCTTCTCTAAATAGAGTGTATCTCATATGCTTTTTTATTGTGTGCGTTGCTGTCGTTGTAATTTTTTTGGAGAAAAGTTGAGAGGTTTTTTTGTGTTTCTGTAACATTTTTTGTTAACAAAAATGTTGACATTTTGCCTATAGCCTTTTAGCTTATGAACGTAGGATGAATATCACTATACACCTCGGAGGTCGTGAGTATCGCACTTAAATGTTATATGTTAACATCACCCTCCTTGGGAGGGACCACCGAAAAAGTGGTTCTTTTTTTATGGTGCAATAAAAAATCCCTAGAAGCCTAGGGAAGTTACAGCTGCCAAAATGTCTCTCCTTTGAGAGACGGCCAAAGAGGCTAATCCTCTCTGGGATGATATAAGAAAGTTATGCGACATTTAGTAAAATGTCAACAAAAATGTATACATTTCTACAAAAAGACTTACATCCAACTTTTATTTTAGAAACTGCTCTCTATACCCTTGAAGAGCCATAAACTCTAGCTATTCCTCAAGGACATCTTCGAATGGTAGCCCTGTGTAAGATTTAATCCAGTTGTAGATTGCTGTCTTCTGCTCATCTTCAGATAGAGGAATACCCGTGGGAAAAATGGTTGAAATCTCTGTGACAGCTTGCCATGTGTAAAGTCTTGATGAGATAACATTTAGACAACCACCAACACCAACAGAAGGATTCTCTAAAACATGATTCTGCATTAGCTTACTCTCTCTATTTGGATAGACATTTAGTCTAAATACAACTGCAGTTGTTGTGTAATTTAAATCTTCGATAACCCAATAAGCATTTGGAAAGTCGAAATACATTTGGTTTTTGTCTTTTGGTAAATTCATTTGTAATGCCATATCAATAATCTCCTGCTCCTAACCATTTATATGTTCCTGTCGATACCGATATTAGTGTTCCTCTCTTTGCTTGAGGACTATAGTTTGAAAGAAAGTCTGATTCACTTCCAGTGAAATATGCAGGCTGATACCCTTTCATTAATTTTCCTTTGCAAACATTGTTGTATTCTGCTTCAGTCATCCTAGCAATGCCCCCAACCCATGCTCCTATCTTGCATGACAAACTACTAGTCCATCCTCCTGTGGATGATACTGGAGATGCAGTTATTTTCCACAAGTGATAATTGGATTTATCACCACTGCTTGTGCCTTCTGAACTACGATTGTGGTAGAATTTAGTCCAATAGCCATTATTAATGCCTGACGTTGATTTGTTCTCATTTAAGACTGTAACCCATGATGACCCATTGTAGTAAGATACAGTCCAATTTGCTGTTATCCCATCCCAAGCCCATGCCGAATTGATGTATAAGCCTGTAACAAAAGAAAGACCACAGATAAAAGTTGTTTGAGCACTACTACTGTTAGTTCCTTCGGTGCTTGAGTCCCAACTCTCCCCATGCATAGCCTTAAAATTTGCATAATTAATTAAATCGCCACTTGCCATAATCCCCCCTAGTTGAAGACTGCCCCATAGAGACCTGATTCGGTTATATAGGCTGGACATGATGCTTGTACTGCACCATTTGGTAAGCTTGTTACAAACTGATTATCTGGATACTCTATTTGAACTTTGCCGCCTAGATAACCATCTGGGAACTCGCAATAGATGATATTGAAGACATCCCAAGTCTCAATCTTTTTTATATAGATATCAACTGTAGAGCCACTTACTACTGCATATACAAGAGAACTACTATTCTGAAACTTTTGACGAATACCAAAATAATCTATGCCTGCTAAGTTATCGTTTCGATTGCTCAAGAATAAATCAATGTAATAAGAAGCACTATGTCTTTGAGTGACAGCCCACGTTATACACGAATTTGGATATGATCCTATTACTGTCAAAGTTATTGCTTTGACATATCCGGCAGAGCCTCCTGCCGGATTATAATATGCCAAAGATTTTCGGCTTGCAATTTTTGACGAGAAAGAAAATTCATCAGCATTTAGAGTTTTCGCATACACTTTGTCGAACTTCTGGTTAGGAGAGCCAATGTTGGCAGAGGTGGTCTTTGCTTCGATATTTCCTGTTATTAGCTTTTCATTGGCTGTTATTTCTCTACCTGTAATTGTATCATATGGAGTGATATTACCGATATCTCTTGCGGATGCTTCTTCTCCGTCCACCTCTTTAGGATTTAAATCTCCGGTATAAACTCCCTTAGCTGTAGCATTTGGCGTAAATGTAATAGCTAGAGCTGTCTTATTTTTGACGAACCATGAGCTATTTGCATATTCTGTATCGTTAATTCTAAGAGATTGAGGAGAAGTTGTTACCTTACTTGGCTTACCATTGTATGCAGGGACAACAACATCTTGATTAGTAGATGTATCAAATCTTGTATAAGATTCTACTGATGCACTAGCTAAGGAAAGATAAACTGCGGTCTGGGTAAAGAGAGTTGGAATACGGCGATAGGTATCCATGTCTGAAGGAATGGCAGAAGGGAGATTGAGTTGTAAATCTGTGCTTATAGCTTGTTTGTCCGTTGGAGTGTTAGGGAAGAAACTATCAAGTGTTCCTAGGTAATTATCTGTTGCATTTTCAAAAGCTAATACATCTGTTGAATACGTCTCTTCAGTCATTGAAACCTTTAAACTTGGATAACTCGACGTACCACTGAGAATTACAGTAGTATTGTCATCGATATAGCAAATGTTTCCATATGGTTGAGGGAAAGATTTGTAAAAAAAAGCACTAG